AAGCCATGCGGGCTGAGAAGGTCTTCCAGCCTGCGCGTTTCGGTATCGCTGAGGGAGCCCGCGATCTCCCTGCCGATCAACTGCTCGATCTCGGTGGCCTGCCGGCGCAGCATCGAGAGATTGTCCATGAGCCCGCGGCGCTCGCGGTCGTCGCGTTCCTTCTTCTCGCGCGCCATGCGCTGCTCATCGGCCTTCGCCTTGGCCGCGGCGGCCTCAGCTTCGATGCGGCGCTGCTCGGCCTCATTGGCCTTGCGCTGCGCTTCCAACTCGCGATCACGCGCCGCGCGCTCTTCGCGTTCGGCTGTCTCCCGGCGCTCGCGCGCTTCATCGGCCTCGCGTTGCAGGCGGGTGGCTTCCTCCCGCTCTTTCTGGGCCCGCGCTTCCCGCGCCTGGCGCTCGTGCTCCCGGACGATCTCCTGATAGGCGGTGTAGCGGCCCTTGATGTCGTCGTGGGTCTTCTTGACCCTCTCCAGCGGCGTGGTGAAGAACGCATAGATGGTGTCGGACACCTTCTGCCACGGCGCCTTCTCGGACGTGCGGTGCGCCTTCCAGGCGGCCATGCTCTCTGTCATCGAGCGCAGCAGGGTCTGGACGTCCTTGGCTGTCGCCTCGTCCTCGATCCGTGCCGGGACAGCCTTCGCCGAGGCCAAAAGCTCATCGGCCCGCTTCTCGACCTCGGGGAACCGGACGCGCACATCCTCCTGGGCATCCAGCGGCGTGGGCGCCTCGATCGGCGGCTTGTTGTGAGTCCGGCCGACTGACCGGGCGAATTCTTCACTCATGATCTGGCTCGCTTTCTGCCGAAGGTGGGTGGGGGTAGCTTGGTGAAGTCGACGGGAGCAGTGATGATCTCGACGCGCTTGCCGCTGCGGGACTCGTAGGCCTTGATCGTGATCGGCTTGGCGCAGAGATAGCCCCACATATCGTAGGGGTCTTTGCGGTCGCCGTTGACCTCGCAGCGCAGGATCTGCATGCCCGTCGGCTGTTCGGTCAGGAAGTCGCGCTCGGGCTCGCGCCAGATGCGCGCAACGACGGGCGGGGTGTGGCGGTTGAGGCGACGCTCGTAGAAGCCGCATTGCGGAGTGGGCGGAATCACCTGCCCGCGGGCGCGAAGCTCTTCCTTCCACCACTCGAACGGATCGGCCATGGCCGGGACCACGCGCGGCGGCCGTGCGCCGCGCTCGAACATGCTCTCGTACAGCGCCTCGGCATCGAGCAGGCGGAGCATGTCGCGGATGGCCGGCTCGCTCGGGGCTTGCGGCCGCAACGACATGATCTCACCGGGCCATGGCGCCATGCACTTCAGTGTCACCAGTTTGCGGTAGAGCCCGAAGTTCGGCGCTTCCTTCCGCAAGGAGTCGCGAATCCTGGTCCGCCCCGTCCATTCGCTCGGCTTGTTCAACGCCTTGCGGAGACCTTCGAGCGAGCCAAACCGGCGGATCAGGCCTGAGGCCGTCTTCAACCCGATGCCGGGCACGCCCGGGATGTTGTCGACGGCATCGCCGCATAGCGCCTGAACGTCAGGCACCAGGTGCGGCTCGACGCCGAACTTCTTGAGCACGTCCGCCTCGAGCACGCGGGTACGCTCGACCGGGTTCGCGATCTCTACGACGTTGTCTTCGACCAGCTGGCAGAAGTCTTTGTCGATCGAGACGATGGTGGTGCGCATCTGCGATGCCTTGCCGATGGTGGCGAGGGTCGCGATCATGTCGTCGGCCTCGTAGCCGACGAGCTCCACCGGCTCGAACCCCATGACGTGGGCCGCCTCGCGCAGGATCGGCATCTGCCGGTTCAGATCCTCGGGCCGTATGCGGTGCGCCTTGTATTGCGGATACAGCTTGTGCCGGAAGGTCGGGCCGGGCGCGTCGAACACGGCCGCGGCGAACTGGTAGGGGTCCTTGTCGGCGCGGTCGATCATCTTCGACAGCAGCGACATGAACCCGATGATCGCGTGCGTGGGCATGCCGTCGGAGCGGAATCGCGGGGACAGTGCATGGTATGCCCTGTAAGCAAAACCTGAGGAGTCGATCAGCAAAAGGTGGCCAGCAGTCACCGCTTTTCCTTGCGTGGGGGCGGATCGATGGAGTGATAGATGGACGACCGGCCCTCGGTTATGGCCAGCACCGCTTCCTCAAGACCAGCGCGCTTGCCATTTTGGAAAGAGGATTCGCGGGCGGCCTTCTCGGCTTCGCGCTTCACCCAGTCCAGGCGCCAATTCAGGAGTTCTGTGGTGATCTTGGGAGGCTCGGTCATCGGCTCGCGGGCATGCGCTGAACCCCTCATTTCTCGCGCGAATCATTACCCTGATTTCCCACGCCCTACAAACCAAAACACATTGCAGCGTTTCTGTTTGTAGAACACCACAATATGTAGACTCGCGCGCATGCAGATGATTCGCTGGCGTGAGAAGAATGGGCTGAGTTACCGCAATGCCGGCGAACTCTTCGGTCTAGGCCCTAGTCACACATACAGAATTGAGAAGGGGCTGACGTTCCCTCGGCCGGAAGTCGCCGATAGAATCGAGCAGGTGACACAAGCTATGGGGCCATCAGGGGTCGGTTTGGATGACCACCTCCATGCTTGGCGCCGGAGTCATCCACAGGAAACTGAAGCCGTGCGTGCGGCCAGCCGCGCCGCCGTCAAGGCTTTCAACAACGCGGCGAACGGGCCCAAGGAGGGCCAAAAAGATGGCAAGCAAAGCAAACGGTAAGGGCCACGGCGGCGGGAAGGCGGCCGCTCCGAAGAAGGCGGCGAAAGCAGATGCCCCGAAAGCAGACCGCCGGAAGAACGTCGGCATCAGCAAGGCTGCGGCCCGGGAATTCGCGGAAGAATACAACCGCCTATTGGACGAGAAGGAAACTCTCGCTGGCGAGGCGATGTCCGACGTCAAGAACCTGATCGAGCGGGCATCGAACCAAACCGGCATGCCGCGCGCGATCATGCGCCAGGCCCTTCAGGACCAACGCCAGGAAAAGAAGCGCCACGCGAAGGAAAAGGAAATGGAGCCCGAGGAGCGCCAGCAGCTGAAATCCGTGCGCGATGCGCTCGGGGTTTTCATCAACACGCCGCTGGGCCAATCGGCGGCACAGCGGGATGACGCGGGCGAGCGGCCGTCGGAAGTGGATGACGCCGGTTAATGCGTGGCTTGGGGATCGATTGCGGTTTTCGGACCGGCTTTGGAGCACTCGGAGGCAGGAAAGCCCCTGCCTCCGGGTCCTACCACCTGGCTGGGTCGTCGGCTGAAATGGGCCAGGCCTTCGCCTCGCTCGTGCCGATCGTCAATGGCCTGATCGTTTCCCAGAAGCCTGACTTCATCGTGGTCGCCATGCCGTTCATCGGCCAGAAGGTGACGCCGGTCCAGCTTATCCCCATCATGGCGTTCCCCTGCCGCGTGCAGGAGATCGCCGACGAACACAGCATCCCGTTCTACCGGATTGCCGAGTCTGACGCGCGCAAGGCGCTGCTCGGCTTTGTCCCCGGTGGAAGCGATGCGATCAAGAAGGCCGTTGTCTCCGGATGCCGCCAGCGCGGCTGGCCCTGCTGCGACAATCACGCGGGCGACGCGCTGTGCGTGGTCGACTTCAAGCTGAACGAGCTCGATCCGAAGGGCGCCCATGAGCGCACCCCCCTCTTCATCAGCGCCGGCCTGGCCCGCGCGAAGCAGAAGAAGGCGATCACGGCATGAGCGAAGGGCCCAAGTTCTGGTACGTGGTCGGCTCGATCGCGGATGATGAGCACGTGGTCTTCGTGGTGCACGAGACCACGCCGGATATCTTCCGCCGGGTCGCCGCCTTCACGAACAAGGTTCGCGCCGAAGACTATGCCGAAATGGAGAACGACTTCAGGCCTGGGCGTGGCACCGTGGACGAACTGCTCCAGGGCCGCGATGGCGACGACCAGCCCGCCGCGGCGCACGTGGCCGAGCCGAGATCCGCGCTGAGCGTTCGCCGCACCACTGTCGTGGAGACCACCCGGACCAGGATCGCGCATCAGGAAGAAGTAGGGGAGGACACACCAGAGAGCGGGGCTAGTGGCTCTCACGTGTGGGCCCTCCCCCGAGTTACTGCCGTGCCGGATCGCCCGGTTGAGCAGGTTGCCGTAGCTCCTTCGGCCTCGGCTGGCGCGATCACAACTGCCGACGCGCCCAAAAGTGCCGTTCCTGGGGGAATTATCCACAGCACTTCGCTCACCGAGAGCGAGGCCAAGGTGTTCGAGGCCCTCGTGGGCTTCGCCGCCCGCATGCACAAGCCCAGCATAGCGCAGATCGCCATCACCTCTGGCGTGCCCAACGGCAGCATCACGCACCTGCTGCTCGCGCTCGAGCGTAAAGGCTACATCAAGAACGATGGCGTGCGCTTCGCGCCGGACTATCGCGTTATCGTCCAAGGCAAGCCCATCGTGGAAACGCCGATGGTTGCCGAGCCACCGTTGCCGAGCCCGGCGACCGCCAAGATCGAGCCCCAGGACGATCCGGTTGAAGCGCCGCTGAGCGCCGCCGATCTGAGCGACCGCCAGCGTTCGGCGCTGATCTGCGTGAGCAGGGACGACCTGAGCGACCGCACGTTGGCGCTCGCCAGTATCGGCACGCACGAGCTTCCGAAGATCCTGCTCAGGCTGCGGGATTTCGAACTGATCGGGCTGGGCGTTGGCGGCAAGTGGCACCTGCTCCCCGACGGCGAGCGCATCGCCAATGAGATCAAGACCAAGAAGGGGCCTGGTCCGGTCGAAGCGAAGATCTCGATGCCGGTGGTTCGCCAGCCGGCGCCGGAGAAGCACAAGGACGTGTCGCTCAAGCACGACCAAGCCGCTAAAGACGCCGTCGCCAGGTTCACGGAAACAGGCGGTGTGCGTAAATTCCACGAGGCAGATTCGGCGGCGCACTTCAACATTGCCGACTACTTAACGAGGAAGGGCCACCATGTGAGTGGCGCCAGCGCATGGAAGTCGGCGTGGATGATCGACGGAAAACGAATGGATTGGGACGCGGTGGTGTCCCTGGTGAACAAGCACCGGGTGCAAGCCGAGCTCCCGCCCCTGACATTTTGAGCGATCGCGATTTCGGGCGCGCGATCGTGACACAACGGAACTACCTGATTGCATTTGCCAGGGCGAGGCTTCACCGCTCGCGCGATGATGCCGAAGACCTGGCGCAGACCACTCTTCTCAAGGCGTGGGAGCATCGGATGCAGTTCAAGCCCGGCTCCAACATGAAGGCCTGGCTCTTCACGATCCTGCGCAACGCCAATTTCGGGCAGCTGCGCCGGCTGAAGATCCACAACCCGATCTCGTCCACCGTCGAGAACAACACTGGCGAGAGCGTCGCCTACGACGTGGCCATCCCGGGCAATCAGGAAGACTCCGCCAACCTCCGGGACATCCTGGAAGCGTTCAAGCGCCTGCCGATCAATCAGATTGATAGCCTGCTGCTGCTCACGCGCGGGCACTCCTACGAGAAGGTTGCCGACAACGTCTGCGCCCCGGTAGGAACCGTGAAGAGCCGCGTCGCCCGCGCGCGCAAAGCCCTCAGGAAAGCTTGTGGATGACCGCGAAAACCCATTTGAAACGTGTGAGCTATTGCCAGTGGGCGGTTGAAGGGCCGCGGCGGGACGTCATTATCCGCCGCAACGGGCGCCGGTTCCAGGTGTTCGAGCGGGGTAAGCCGATGCTCGACGGGTTCTTCCACGAGACGTTCAGCCGCTTCTATCAGGCTGAGGCTTATGCCAGGACCCTCGCCGGCCTACCCGTCGTGTCGGTTATCCATCACGAAGAGCAATCGCTCTCGGTGCGGGCGTTCCTCGCCTCGCGGGCGTCATGAGCAGGCTATCCCGGGCCGTTCAGGAGCGTCACGCCCCGAAAGAGGTCGAGGCCGACTCGCCAGAACGCAAGCGGTGGCGCGAGATCGAGTGGTATGCGACCCCGCCATTTGCGACCCGTGCCGGCGCGGAATTGATCAGCCGCTTGAGCCCGGGCGGTATTGACGTCATCTGGGAACCAGCTTGCGGCGACGGAATCATGGCCGAGTGCCTCAAGCCTTTCTGCGACAGCGTCTTTTCCAGCGACCTTTGCCCTCAAAGCTATGGCGAGACGATCGATTTCCTGTTGGCCGAGCCGCACGAGTGCGATTGGGTGGTCTCGAATCCTCCCTTTGAGCTTGGCGCTCAGTTCATCACCCAGGGCCTGAAGATGGCGCGCATCGGCGTAGCGATGCTTTGCCGCCTGGCCTTCATCGAAGGGGCGGGGCGCTATCCCGTGCTCCACGCTGGCCGCCACCCCATGACGATCCTGGCGCCATTTATCGAGCGCGTGCCGATGCAGTTGGGCCCATGGAACCCGAAATGCAGCACGGCCACGGCCTATGCCTGGTTCATCTTCCTCAAGGAGGCGGAGCGGCCGCCGGACCAGCACTGGGCGGCGCGCGTGCACCCGATCCCGCCAGGCACGCGGGCGCGGCTTTCCTATCCGGACGATATCCGGCGCTTCTGCAAGGCAACGGGAGCGCCATTGCTTGAGGGCGGCGATGCGGTGGACGACCGAGCAGCGGGCTGAACTCGAGCACCGTTGGAACGTGCTCAAGCAGACGCCCCGCGTCATCAGACGGGAAATGGGGATCACCCGCGGGCAGCTGGCCGGGCGGGTAACCAAGTACACCCTTCAGTCTCAGGGCGTGCCGCGCTTCCACAACCCCGACGCGCCAGCCGTCTGGGAAGGCCGGACCAGGTTCCCGGGCCAGGTCACCAGCGAAGGCGCGGCGCTGAAGCCCGGCACCTTCCAACGGAAGCTCGGCAAGCGCGTCACCAAGGGGAAATGGAAGGGCATGCCGATCTACTCGCTGACGCTGGAAGAGCGCGCGACATGCCCCAAGGACTGCAAGCTGTGGACCGCCTGCTACGGTAACAACCTACATTGGGCTAAGCGGATGTCTCACGGCCCTGCGCTGGAGGCGAAGATCTGGGTGGAGCTTCGCGCCCTCGCCCGCCGGCACCGGCGCACGGGCTTCGTGGTGCGTCTCCACATCCTTGGGGACTTCTGGTCGGTCGGCTATGTCGAGCTCTGGGCCGAGGCCCTGGACGCCTTCCCGGGCTTGCGGGTGTTCGGCTACACCGCCTGGCAACCCACAACGCGCATAGGACGCGCGCTGGCGGCTTTGCGGGACCTGAGGTGGGACCGCTTCGCCATCCGGACGTCGGGCGCCACACAGGGCCCTCGCACGCTCGTGGTGAAGGATGAGCGGGGGGCAAAGCTATCCGGCGCGATCGTGTGCCCGGTCGAGACGGGCAAGACGGCCTGCTGCGGGACGTGCTCGCTGTGCTGGGCGACGACCAAGCCCATCGTGTTCATCGAGCACTGAAACTTTATTTCGACCCCCGAAAAAGCGCGCTATTGCTGAATTTCGCAATTTCGCAAACTGAACGAAATGCTTGCGCCGCAGGTGTCAAGCCCGCGCGAAACAGCGTCCCGCAGCATGATTTATATGGCTTTTCTGAGGGTCGGGAGAGGGCGTTCGGGAAAATCGAGGAACCCGGTTTGCTAGCATGACCTCCGTCGGGCCGGTTCAGAGGACCCGACGGAGAACCACTAACGGAGGCGTGTCATGCCTGAGGCCAATAAGCACATCCCAGAACGGGGATCAATCTACGTCATCGAGACGAACCTGCCCGATCCGTTCCCGATCGGCTGGCGCCACTACTCGGCCAGCTTTGGGCCGAAATGGGTCAATCTCATCATGCTCTCGACCGGCCGGCACATCCGGGTCCCGGTTACCCACATGCCGCCGTGGCACCTCGCACCCAAGAAAATCCAGCAGCGCGCAGCCCGAAGACTCCGCCGGAACGCAGAGACTTATGGCAACTGGAGCAGCCACTTAAAGAAGACCCTGCGCTATCTGAGGGATCAGCGGTTATCCACAATTTCCACAGGCGACTGAATCCTGTGGATCACACCCAGTTAGTACGGGAACGTACTTAGCCTTTGGTGGTAGGGTCACTCCGCCGGGTCCGCCTTAGCGGGTTGACGCGGTATCGGTTCCAGGGTCGGTGGGAAGGCTGCTCTCAGCTTGCCCCCCGACGGCGGCCTCCGCCGACCCGGAACCTAACAAGGGGCGCAGCTATGAAACGTCATTTCGACTGGGTTGCAATTCATCAGGCGCAGAAGGTCTTGGCCACGCTGTATCCGGAATTGTTCAGCCTGCTCAATCCCGTGCCGCTCAAAATCGGCATCAAGGACGACATCCTCGTGCGCTTCCCGGGTATCCGGCGGCACGTGCTCGGTGGGCTCCTGGGCTGGCTCACCCATCGGCGGGACTACCTCGAACGATGCACCGAAGGCGCCACGCGCTACGGCTTTGATGGGCCGGACGGCGTGGTCACCGCGGCCGAGGCGGAGTTCGCGCTGAAGAAGTTCGTCGAGCGGGAAATCTCAAGCCTACCAAGGGTAAAAGCAGCATGAGGACATCACTCTGTGCCCGACGGTTCCTGGCCCGCGTCCTTGAAGAGCGCACCGTCACGGTGGACGGCAAGCGCGCCGGGATGGTGGAGATCCTCTGCCGCACCAAGCTCATAACGGCCACTCCCATCAAGGCCGGGATCAAAGGCCGGAATCGCCAGTTCAAAGTTACGCTCACCCCCGAAGGCGCCAAATTCGCGAGGCCACTCTGTGGAGCTTCCCAGCCACTGGCCCGCTGAGGACCAGTATCTGATCGCCCTGTTGTTCCGGCTCGACACTCAGACGCCGGGCGACAAAGACGAGTGTTCCGAGACCGGCGCGCTGCGCGTAGCCGTGGACATAGCCCTTGCGACATTTCCCGTAAAAACAGTCGGTTGAGGTGTTGCGTTCATGGCGTCTGCTAAGCCTCATTATGCTTTAGACGCAGAGCCACCATCTGAGCGAACCCTCCCCTGTAACGTCGAGATCGAATGGGCGCTGCTCGGCGCGCTGCTGGTCGATAACCATTGGTTCGACCGGGCGGCGCTGACGCTCAGGCCCGAGGACTTCTACGACCCGCTGCATCAGCGGATGTATGCCGAAATGGTCGGGCTCTTCGCCAAGGGCATGCACGTGACGCCCTTGACGCTGAAGGCCATGCTCGAAGGCGATGCCGGCTTGGCCGAGGTCGGCGGCATCACGTATCTCTTAGGCCTCGCGCGCTCCGCATCGGTCCTGCCAAACGTCGCCGACTACATCGCGATCCTCAAGGATCTCGAACTGCGGCGGCATCTGATCCGGATCGGCGAGGACATCACCAACCAGGCATATGCCGCACCCTATGGCGTGGCGGCTACCGAGGTCGCCGGGCGCGCCTCAGAGGCGCTGTTCCAGGCCGCGAGTGCCGGCGAGGCAAAGCCTGCCCTGTCTCTCGATAGGGTCGCAGGGGAAGTGCTCGACATGCACGAGCGCCGCTTCAACGGCGAGCGGTTCCCGACGGTCAAGATCGGCCTGCACACAGTGGACGCCGAGATAGGCGGATTCAGGGGCACGGACCTGGTCGGGATCGCCGGGCGGAGCGGCATGGGCAAGTCGGCGCTGCTGGGCGGCATCGCCCTCGGCGCCGCGATGCGGGGCACCCCCGTGCTCGTGTTCTCCATCGAAATGGCCAACGGGCAGTGGGCCGAGCGCACGCTGTGCGACATCGACTTCTACGAAAACGGCGGCAAGGACGCGCTTGAATACCGCAAGTTCCGCAACGGCACGTTGACTGAGGGGGAGTTCGATCGCGCCGCGCGCGCCCGCCTCCGGCTCAACAATCTACCCCTTCACATCATCGACGACGACCAGCTGAACATCGAGGATCTGAGCGCGCGCGCCAGGACATGGGCGATCGGGCGCGGGCCTCTCGGCATGATCGTGGTCGACTATGCGCAGATCGTGGCCCCGACGGACCAAGGCCGAGATCGCTCCCGCGAGCAGGAGGTCAACCACATCGCCCGCGGGCTCAAGCGCTTGGCCAAGAAGCTCGGCTGGGTGGTCGTCGCCGGAATCCAGTTGCTGAACAAGGGCATGAAGGGCACGGATGCCGACCGCCGGCCGACCGCGCAGGACATCAGGGAATCGGGGGGCATCGAGAACGAGTGCGACGTGGTCTTCGCCACCTATCGCCCCGCTTGGTATCTCGAGCAGCGCAAAGCCGAGGCCAAGGCCGCGAGCCAAGCCGAGTGGGATGCCTGGCAGGCAGACCATCAGAACGCCAAGCACAAATTCGAACTGCTGAACTTCAAGCAGCGGCACGGCCGCCGGATTGATTTCGAACTGTGGTGCGACATGGGCGCATCAGCCGTCCGCGATCAACGGCCCATCGGCAACGTCATCACCCAAGAGGAAGCGAAAGGGCTGTTCGCATGAGTGTCGAGGCGATGACGTGGGCGTGGAAGCAGAAGGTGGGCTCTGGGCAGCAGAAGCTCGTCCTGGTGGTGTTGTCCGACTCAGCGGACCCGAGTACCGGCCTTGTCTGGCTCGATATCGACAGCCTCAAACGACGCGCTGAAATGTCAGAAGCAGCCATCAAAACCGCCCTTCTGGCGCTAAGCATCAAAGGGTTCATCAAGCAGGAAGAAAACGGCAACTACCGTTTCATTTGGGGGGCAAAATGAGCGTCGATGTCATCACCGCAGTGTGGCGCTCAGGCGTCTACGACGGCAGCAACCTGATCGTTCTGCTCGCCCTGGCTGATTGGGCCGCGCCGGACGGCACGCGGGTCTATCCAACGATCCGGCAAATCATGGAGAAGGCGCGGCTCTCTGAGCGTGGGGCCCGAGACTGCCTCCGCAAGCTGAAAGGCGACGGGTTTCTGATCCTGGTGAAGGGTTCGGACGGCACGAGGGGTATGGCCAACGAATGGCGCCTCGACGTCGCGAAGCTATGGGCCTGTGCCGGAGAAACGGAGAAGAAATCACGGGGGCAAATTGAAGGTGACAATTATGCCACGGGGGCAAATGGCGACAGTCACGGGGGCAAATTGCAGCTGCACGGGGGCAAATTGCAACAAATCCCCCACACCCCCTATATAGATTCAACCGTTATAAACAACCGTCATATACAACCGTCATCCGCGCCTGGCGGCGCGTCGAGAGCGAAGGCTTCGAAGCAAGGGGAAGAACCAGAGGGCTTCGCCGAGTTCTACCAAGCCTATCCAAGACACGAGGGCCGGGGGCAGGCGGAGAGGGCCTATAGGGCCGCGCGCAAGATCGTCTCGGCCGAGATCCTCCTTGAGGGCGCGGAGCGGTACGCGGCGCTCCGGAAGGGCGAGCCAGCCCAATACACCAAACATCCGGCCACCTGGTTGAACGGCAAAGGCTGGCTGGACGAGGCCCTGCCAGTCCAATCGGCGACTGTGATCCCGATCGCGCGCGCCAGCCTCTTCGACTGGGAAGAGCGGCTGCGGATCTACTACGGCTACGTCAGCGAGGACAAAGAATACCCACTACCGAAGGGCACCTGGAACAAGAGTTGGGGCCCAGCACCGCACGAGCAAGGCCACAAGGTCCCGCTTGAAGCCTTCGCCAAGATCAAACCCAAGGTGGCGTGATGAAGTGCCTCCTCAAGAAAACCGGTGGGGTGTGCCGCTCTCCTGTGGCGTGTGGCGGATTTGGCTACTGTCGCGAGCGAAACTTCGATGGCACGCCGATGACCGAGGCAAAGCTCGCGCGCAACCGCGAGGCTCAACGGGCTGATGACGCTGGGAGAGAGGCCAAATGAAGCTCGATCGCAACAAACTCGGCAACGACGGCCGCGGAAAGTATGCGCTGATCAAGGTGCGAGAGGTGGCGCTGTTTGAGCCGCCCGAGGCCTTCGCAACGAGCCCCGTGCTCGAAGCGATCAAGACCCTTGAGGACGCGGGCGTGCTCGATTGGGGCGAGGTTAACACCGAGGCCGAGTTCTTCGTGATCCGGCTCAAGGACAAGTACGCTCTGGCGGCGCTGGTGGCCTACGCGCAGGCGGCGTTCACGGACGATCCGGAGTACGCGAAGGATATCGCGGACCTGGTCTGTCGCGCCGGAGCGAACTCCCGTTGGTGCAAGAGGCCCGACTGATGAAGCGGAAAAACTGGCGGTCAACCGGATGGCGTTGCAGCGATGGGCGCGTGCTGGAATACAGCACCGATCTACCGGCGGGCATCCACGCCGAGGTCTTCCGCGCCCGAGCGTCCACGACGGGGCGTTATCCGGCCAAGAACCCGTGGCGATTCCGCATCGGCGGGTATGACCACTCAACGCGCCGCTATCCATCGGCGGTCCAGGCGATGCTCGCATGCGAGCGCGTTCTGAAGGATGCCCTCCGGAAATCTCTGGGGATGCTGTCATGAAGGCGCTCACAATCTGGCAACCCTGGGCGTCGCTCGTGATCCTTGGCGCCAAGCCCTACGAATTCCGGGAGTGGGACTATTCGGACCGATACCCGGGCGTGGTCGACCAGAGGATTGCTATCCATGCCGCCGCGCGCCCGATCAAGCCGGCCGAGATCGAAGACCTGATCGAACGGGTGCGCGAGAAGGAATCCTCGCTGGTGCCCGAGATCGCGTGGCCGCTGCTCAATCGGTTGAGCCAGGCCTACAAGGGGCAGGGCGTGCTCGAGCTCTCCGCCGGGCTCGGCACGTGCATCATCCGCAAGCCGATCAAGGTCACCGACCTGTTCAAGGGCTACGACAGCGACCGGTTGAATCACCGCATGTTCGCGTGGCCCGTGACGGACATCGAGCCGTTCGACCACCCGATTCCGCATCGGGGCGCGCAAGGCTTCTGGAACTGGCCCGAGAAGGTGGCAGCATGAACCCGAAGGTCACCCTGCCACAAGAGTGGATGGACAAGTCCATGGCCTATGCCGAGCTCCAGGTTCGGCGGTACGAGAACGGCGAGTGCAGCACCTACCGGTCGACCCACGGGGTAGAGAGCGACGTCGAGACGCTCGCCAATGCCAAGCGGTGCGAGTGTGCGTTCGCCATCTATCTCGGCCTGGACCCGGCCCAGGCGGTAAATTGGGTCCAGGCGAAACGCGGAGACGATGACGACCGGGACATCGAGTGGGTAGGTAAGGGCGGATTGCGGCTGGTCGACGTGAAGTCGACGCGGCGAGGCGGCCAGTACCTTTTCTGGCCGATCGGCAAGAACGATGATTTCGAGACGAAGAAGTTCAACACCCTCGTCCTGGTGACGCACGCCGACAATGAGTTCGAGATCATGGGGTGGCTGACCAAGGACGAATTCCGCGCCATGCGGCAGGTTGCTCCGGCAGGGCACAAACTGACCAAGGGCACCTGGCACGTGCATCAGAAGAACATCCGCAAGTTCCGAGAGAGGGTGGCAGCATGACGTTCGATGAGATCATGGCCGTCTACACCGGCTCGAATGGTGACGCGACCAAGGCGCTCTACGCCCAACTGGGGACGTTCGGGCCTGCCGGCGGCGTCGCGCTGAACCTCTTCCGCGCCTGCAAGACGAGCGAGCGGGCGAAGAAGTATCGCGGCGGGAACGGCAATGGCCGCTATCGCGACCAGGCCTACGCCACCAAGTCCTGGTCGCTCGACAACCTGTGCGAGGCGTTGGAGTGGGCGGCGCCCAAGCTCGGCATCACGTGGGGCTGGGCGGTCGACACCAAGATGTCGCCGGACGCGCCGCACCGTGAGGTCATCTACATCGACACACCCTGCGGCCAAGTCTCGTTCCACAATGACCGCCGCGGCGCCGGACCGGCCTACACCGGCAGATGGGACGGACAGCCAGGCCAGGCGCCGGCGCGGATCTGCACCTGGATCGATGCGATCATGAACGGCAAGCCGTGCGGGGTCCCGGCCCTCGTGGCGTGCGAGCCCGATCAAAGCCATCTACGGCGCACGGCCAAACGCCGGATGCAGGCGCAGCAAGCGGACGTGGATGGACCAGGAGGCAAGCTGCTGTGATCACGCGCGAGGAACTGAAGAATTTGCACATGATCCAGACCTTGCACGGCCACGGGGACGGGATGTTCTTCTACCGCTACCGGTGCGTCGAGCATCCGCGCCTTTCCCGCCACGACCACTACGAGAAGAGGACCAAGAGCGTGGAGAGCACGTTCATGGTCGACGGCGCCAATGTCGCGGACATCGATGCGGCGATCGAGGCGCTGAGCGTGCCGGTGGTCATAACGCCCGAAGAGCAGGCCGTGCTCGACACCCTCCCGACCGAGTGGACTGATATCCGTTCGTTCAGCGGCAAACAGCGCCTCGATCTCCTGCCGCTCGCGGACAAAGGCCTGATCGAATACAGCGGCGACCGCCAGTTCCGGCGCAGGCCGTGAAGCTGATCCGCGTGTTTCCCCGCCGCAACAGGGCTACGCCCGATGACGCCGGAGTGCGCTTCGGCCCTCCTGGACTGTTCGATGAGGCGGACGAGGTCCATGTCTCGGTGACCTTCACCGCGGACAAGACGATCGCGGAGCGGCTGGCGGAGCAATGGCGGGCTGTGGCGCCGGTCAAGATCGGCGGCGTGGCCTACGGCGACACGAGCCTGGAGTTCATCCCCGGCCGCTACGTGAAGCCGGGTTACACGATCACCTCGCGCGGCTGTCCGCGGCGCTGCTGGTTCTGCGGCGTGTGGAAGAAGTGGCCCGAGGTCAACGCGATGCCGATCTACGACGGATGGAACGTGCTCGATGACAACCTGCTGGCGGCTCCCGTGGAGCATGTCCATGGCGTCTTCGCGATGCTGCGCCGGCAGAAGAAGGCCGATTGGCCCGGTTGGGACGGCCGCATCGAGTTTACCGGCGGGCTCGAAGCTCTGTCGCTTCAGGACTATCAGGTCGACCTCCTCGCCAGCCTGAAGCCGCGGCCGAATATGTTCTTCGCCTACGATCCTGGCGATGCGTTCGAAACGCTGGAGAGCGCCGCGCGCCGCCTGCTCGCCGCCGGCTTCACCACCAGGTCGCACCGCATGCGCGCCTACGTGCTGATCGGCTACCCCAAGGACACCTTCGACGAGGCCGAGAAGCGCCTTAACCAGATGATGGGGATCGGCTTCACGCCGCACGCCATGCTGTGGCTCCCGGAGACGCCGTCGCAAGAGAAGCACCGGCCGCCGCCGGAGTGGCGCGCCTTCCAACGCCAATGGGCAAGGCCGACGATCATCCATGCTGTGGATAATGAGAAACGGGATTGAGGATTTGCACGGCGCGGGATATAAGGAACACGTCGCGGTGACCTTTACCGCCTAACTGGGCCTTATGTGGCCCGAGGAGACCGACAATGAAAATCACCATCGCCATCGACATCCCCACCAAAGAGATCATGTGGCAGTTCGTAGCCGCCTTCGAAGGTGGCTCGAATTATTGGCTGAACGAGATCGGCGCTGTCACCATCGGGACCTTCCCCGATCCAAAGAAGCCCTGGTACTCGGACGAGCGCGTGTTCGAGCAGGCCTACAGCATCGAACTGAAATACGACAACCCCAAAAAGGGTAAGCCGTATGCGAGCAAGACGATCACGCAGGACGACGTTGTGAAGGGACTCGCGATTATGGCGGCCAAGGTGCCGCATCAGTTCGCCGCGCTGATCGACCCTGACGGCACAAGCGCCGACGCCACCACTGCCGACGTGTTCTTGCAGTGCGTGCTGTTCGGCGACGTCGTTTACGGGTGAGCGCGATGGAACCCCAAACAACCGACATTGACTGGTCGACCGGCGAAGAGCGCGGCGTGCCGCCTCGGACCAAGGTGTGGTTTGTCGCGGTCTACATGGTGGACAAGGCCTTTGGCGGCCACGAGGAAGGCGGCTGGTGGTACGACGTGGGCGAGCTCGTCCGCGTCAACCGCTCGTTCAAGAACGAGAGCCTTGCCTACGCCTACGCCCGCCGCATGAACGACCGGCTTGAGCGCACCCTGAACAAGGATCGGCGTGAAATCTCGTCTGTGCTGTCGGAGGGGCGCTACAGCGCCCGCGTTTGCGACGATCTGCCAACACGGCACTTCCCCCTCCTTCGCCCGCACTACGAGTGACCGCCATGATGACCGCAAACGAAGCTTTGGACCGCGCGCGCAAGATTTGGGGCGACAGGATCAAGAACGTCGCGCCCATGTCGCGCAAGGAAGGCTCTTGGTGGGTTGATGTCACCGATGATGCCTGGGCGCACGGTCTCGATGGCAACGGCCACGCCGACTGCCACCCCGAGTGCACGAAGCTGGAAATGGGCACTCCCATGACCATCGATCTTTGCACTGCGCCTGGAGCCGCCGACCTGACGTTTGGTTCGGTGCTCTCAGAAATGATCTCACGGTCGTTTCTGCGCGTGGATGGGCGCGCGGCCCCTGGGGGGCGGTACTATACGCAATGCCTGCATTGCCGTGGCACCGATATGGATCGGCCGACCGGCAGAGGGGCTACGCTGGGCTTGGTGACGCATGCTGCTGATTGCCTACTGGCAAAGCACCTGCCGCGCCTCATAGCGATGGCGGATAAGGGCGTGACATGACCGGCGCCATCGCAATCTCAGACGAGGACATTGACGGGATGACGGACGACGCCTGCGATGAACTCGCGCGCATCGTCCAGAAGGTGGTTGGCCAGAAGGACGGCGGAATCGCCGGGCAGATCTACGGACGGCATGGCGAGCAATGGGCGACCGTCCGTGCCCTCCTTGTCGAGCACCTGACGACCGAGGAGCTTTACCGGGACGCCGACGATGACGACGGGGAGCCGCGCTGCTCCAATCCTGGCGGCCATCACTTCGTGTGCACCGGGACCAACGAGGGCGGCGACGATGAGCGCTACCACGGCGAAGGGCGCACCTATTGCGAACACTGCAACGCGGATGGTGACGCATGAAAACCTACATCGGCACCTATCACCAACAGGGCAACACCGTCGTCGTCCAGGAATCCGGCCGGGAGCGTCGGCTCTCGCCCAAGGTCAACATCAGGAACCACAGTCCGTCCGGGTTCAGTTGGGGATATGGCGGGTCTGGGCCCGCGCAGCTGGCCCTCGCGATCATGTGCGACCTCTACGGCGATCGGATCGAGGACCATCCCGTCAACTACCAGACCTTCAAGTTCGCCTTCGTGGCGAATCTGCCGGAGAGCAAGCCCTGGCGCGCGACCGAGGCGGAAGTCCGCCAAGCCGTGGCGCGCCTGACGGATGGAGCGCCCCGATGAAAGCCTACGCACCGAACGGAAAGCCGATCATCGGCACGGCTGATTCCATCCTCGCCACTGCGCACACGGACCCCGAGGGCTGGGGGCGCAACACGCACGGCGTGCTCACCTTCGACTACAGCGACGGGTCGACCATCCACTGGGACACGGCAGAGGTCGAGACCGGTGAGAACCGGCTTCGATACTTCTACGACGCCGACGGCAACAAATGGCGCGAAGATCAGGTGGTGCTCAAATGAGGTTCTACAAGCTGCACCTGAAGAGCCACACCAACGGGAGCGTGGGCTACGAGTTCTTCGCCAACCGCGAGGCCGCGGACAAGCGCTGGCGCGAATGGGGCAAGGAAGCCGACCACTACTTCGCCGACATCGACACGATCGACGTCACGCCTACGAAGGCTGGCATCCTGTCGGCGCTCAACGATTTCGCGGGGCACCCAAACAATGGCTAAGCGGACGATGCGCAACATCCCGCCTGGGTGGGCCGAGTTCATGACCGGCCTGGAAGGGCTTGAGCGATACGCTCGGGAAAACAGCCTTCCAATCGCGGCGCGCGGGCTGAACAACGCGAAGAACGCTGCGGGCTGGGAACTGTCCGGCAACCTCGATCGCGCCGTCAAGGCAACCAGGGGGGAGCGCTGCGATGGCTGAGCGAGTCTTCACGATTGTCGAGCGCGCGCCGGACTGGCGGCTTGAAGTCTGGACCAAGGAGCGGGCGCGCGGGCGGCTGCTCTACCAGGGCAACCTGGACCAGATGATGGGCAAGGCCTCGGCCTGCGCCACGCTCACCACGGATGCCGTCCACATCCTGCCGCGCACGGCGGCCGACTGGTATTCGTCCATCGCAACCTACAACGGGAGACCAACATGAGCCGATACGATCCGGACGACGGAGACGAGCCAGAATTCATGGACCCAGGCGGCAAGAGCGCCCTGCGGGCCGCGTCGAAGAAGAACCCGCGCAACCTTCCCTGTCCCTCGTGCGGCCAGCCCAACAGGCTGACGCCGAAGGACAAGGCGCTCGGCTACCAGTGCGACGATTGCGCTGATCGTGACGAACGTGGAGGGCCATGATGACCGCGCCGCCCGTCACGGTGGTGACGACGATAGGGACAACACTAGAGTTGTTCGATCTCATGCAGGTTCTGCGCAAGATGATACCCGCAAATGATCGCGGCTGGCACATGATGGAGATCCAGATTGCCCTGTGTCAGCCCGACGGCCCCGACGGCGCCATGCTCGAAGACGCCCTGACGATCTACATCAATCGCCATCTTGTAGCGCACCATCACGCGATATGAGGGAACCCATGATGAAGCTCGGAGACGCCTTGGTCTTACTGGACAACATCGCCAAGAACGACCCCGTGCCCTGCAATGGCTGCACGGCCTGCTGCCGCGGCAACCAGGCGGTATGTCTACGCGAGGGCGATGACCCCGAGGCCTACGGCCAGAACCTCAACTGGGAGAACTGCCACGGCACGATGCAGTTGACCCTTAAGCGTCAGAAGAGCGGGGACTGCAACTTCCTCGTGCTGGGCGCATGCTCGATCTACGCCAAGCGACCGACCGTCTGCCGGCGCTTCGACTGCCGCCGAATCGTGGCCATGCTCACCCCCAGCGAGCGCAAGCAGGCGGTGCGCAATAAGCTCTTCGACCAGGAGATCATGGACGCTGGCGTTGACCGTCTGCCGACGCTGACATTGACGCCCGAAGAGGAGCACCTGCGCGATGGCGGGCTCGGCGACATGATGCGGGATCGGGGACTGCTATGACCAGCCAGACCTTCCCGACCGGCATCTTGCACAACACCAAGACCGGACGCTTCCACCCGATCACGTTCCGAATCGCGCCCATGCCCGGCAACGCCGAGCAGGGCCCGGCCTACCGGCATAAGTCGCTGGGGCACCACACCGAGGGCTTCGACACGCTCGAACAGGCGCAGGAATGGGTGACGAACGACCCGAACTGCGACGATCGCGGCACGACCTACCTCTGGGACGGCGAGGGCATCCCGGCCATGGTGGATTGGTTCGTATGACGCCTGGCGAGATCAAAGCTATGCGCGAGAAGCTCGGCCTGTCGACGGCGGAGTTCGGCCGCGCGCTCGGGCTGACGAAGGACAACGCCTCGCGCGTGGTCCGGTCCTGGGAAGAGGGCGAGATCCGCAAAGGTCGCCCGTCCGTGCCGAGCGCGACCGCGATCATGGCGATGAAGTATCTCGCCGCCATCTGCGACGTGTTCGGCAAGGATTACACCCACGCCCACCACGAGATCGAGGAATCGTTCCGACAGGTGCTGCCGCCGTTCATGACGGCGCACCTGCCATTCAGGAGGAGGGGGGTCTGATGTCCAAGCAACCGTTGGGGAAGTTGACGATCGACACGGGACTCGCCTTGGCATATCGCGACCTGGAGGACGCGCGCCTGGCGCAGGCCTCCTTCTCCCGCAACAAGGCGAACGTCGATGCCATCCGCCATCACCGGGCGAACGGCATGTCGAGGACTCGCCTCGAACAGATCTACGGCAAGCAGCTGGTCTACATCGCGATCCAGCAGGGGGACGAGTAAATGAGATACGGGCTGATCGACCCGCGCACGCGGCAGTACGACGTGGTGGTGGCTGACGAACTGCCACTGTCGCTCGTCGGTCTTACCAACTCTGAGACAGATCACGGCGCTGTCGCGCCCAGGCTCATGATCGTGGTCTACGAATACAGTCTGTTCGTCCCGCCTGAGAAGCAGAGCTATTTCGCCATCGGTCGCCAACTCTTCGGCGGCGTGGCGGTGCTTTACCGCGTCGACAAGGATGGCGAGACGATTGATTTCACATGGCCGATCGCGCCAAAGGTGCGCTGGTTCGCCGATCGCGCCGCCGTCGAGCGTGAGATCGAGGCCCGACTTCTCGACCGCCCGGTGATGTCTATTAGCAGTGGCAATGAGGTCCGTGTGTTCTGGCAGTGGCCAGACCCGCGGCCGGACATCGGCCCGATCATTAAGGGGCTAGTCTGATGCCCGCTGAAACCAAAATAGGCTGGACTGATGCCACGCATAATCCGATCGCCGGGTGCTCCATCGAGAGCCCTGGGTGTACAAATTGCTATGCTCAGAGCCTCGCCGGCACGCGGCTCGCGCAGCACCCGATGTACGGTGGCACCACCAGCCCATCGAAGACGGGCCCGGTGTTCAACGGGCGGCTGACCGAGCACCCGAATCCTGACGTCTTCCTGTGGCCGATGCGCTGGAAGGGTGCGAAGAACCCGCGCCTGGGTCCGGGCAAGCGGTCCATGATCTTCGTCGCCGACATGAGCGACCTCTTCCACCCGAACCGGCCGCTTGAGACGATCGACAAGGTCGTGGACCCGTGCTTCGCCTCGCCGCACATCTGCCAGTTCCTGACCAAGCGCCCGCGTTTCATGGCCAACTACTTCGATTGCTGGCGCCCGACGTTGAAGCCTACGCCGAACTTCTGGCTCGGCTTCTCGGCCGAGGACCAAACGCGCTTCGATGAACGCTGGCCGATCATGCGCGGCCTCGCCGAGGCGGGATGGATTGTCTTCTGCTCCTACGAGCCCGCAATCGGCCGTCTCGTGCTGCCGCCCGACTTCCTGGCCTTCAGGGAGCGCGTCTGGATCATCATCGGCGGCGAGTCCGGCCCGAAGGCGCGGGTCTACAACATGAAGTGGGGCGAGAGCATCATCGAACGCTGCCAGGCCCAGGGAGTTGCGGTGTTCAACAAACAGGCGGGTGCGCGCCCGTATTATGGTCCGGCCGACTATTCGACGTTCGTCCTGAATCCGGTGGATCTGAAGCACAAGAAGGGCGAGGACATGGCCGAGTGGCCTGAAGCTATGCGCGTCCGCGAGTGGCCCAAGGCGGGGATCACAGCATGAGCAACAACCCGATCCGCGACCTGGTCAAGCGTGTGGATCTCGCTGAGGTCGCGCACATGCGCCACCTGGCGGGCAAGGCGATCGCGAAGCACTGCGATAAGCGTATCGCCAAGGCGCGCAAGTGCATGGGCGTGCTGGCCGACCTGTGCGAGCGCTACGCCAACGATGGCATGCACCTTCCGAACTCGGAGCGGAAGCTCCACAAAGTCGCCAAGATGGCGCGCAAATACGAGCAAGACCTATGACCCTCCAGGGAACTAACGCGACCGTCGAATCCGTGAGGACGTGCGTCACGTGCCGGCGCGCGAGCTTCAACGGCTATTTGGCGGGCTCGGATTTCGCGCCCAAATACCCCAGTGACGCGGAGCGCTGCGAGCACGGGGTGCCGCGCCTGATCTGCCAGCATGGTCGTGAATTCTGCTCGGTCCCAGGGTGTCAGGAGGACGTGATCGTTTGCACGCCGGACACGCCATGACCGACCGTCGGCTGGTGAACGCGATCGAAGAGGCCAAGCGCCAGCAGGCGTTGGTGTGGTCCGGCCTTCGCCAAGCGGGGCAGATCCTGGACGCCGTGAATCCACAGGGCATCCTCGATGTGATCGCGGCCGAGAACGGCTGGGACTCGGCCGATCCCGACATGGAGCGGAAACGACAGCTGCTTGAAGCAGCAGCGCAGTTCCTGCGCGAGTGGAACCGCATCAGGACCGAAGCCCTCGCCGAAAAGGACGGGCTATGAAGGTCACCGGCGCCATCTTTTCAGCCCCCATGGTGCTGGCGCTGCTCGATGGTCGCAAGACCCAAACGCGCCGCTTGGCGTGGATCGCGCGCCTGGACAAAGGGACCAACAACCAGTGGAAGCGTGCCCCATCGCCCTGGCAGACGCTGAAGCCGGGCGACTTGCTCTACGTGCGCGAGCAAACCACGCGCTCCGGCGGCATGCTGCAATATGTGGCTGACCACAAGACGAGCGGGCACCTCTGGCCGCATAAATGGACCCGCGATCCGGCCTCGCCGCTGCACTTGCCACGCGCGTTCAGCCGCCTGACGCTTGAGGTGGTCGCGAACCGCGTCGAGCCGGTGCAGTTGATATCGCGGGCCGATGCCATCGCCGAGGGATTGCAGATGGTATCCAGCAATATCGAGGAGTTATTCAGGTGGCCACCGCCTTTCGATGACGCCTTATGGCTATCCCCGACCGGCGCATACCAGGATCTGTGGACCAATTTGCATGGCGCGTCTTCCTGGGACGCCAACCCGGAGGTCTGCGCCGTCACGTTCATCGTCCACACCATGAACGTGGGCCGCTTTCTCGCCTCGAAGCGCGTTGCGGCCGTGGCCGACAGCTTCTCCGATGGCGTGCGCAAGGGTGAGATCGCGGGCTTCAAGATGGACGACCGCGAGTGCCTATGGCCGGAGAACCTTGCCGGCGTCGAGCATCTGGGCAAGGGCGCCCTCATCCGCTTCACCGGATTCAACGGCGGTGAAGCCGACCAGGAATTCGCCCAACGCCTGCTGACGGTCGACGCCTTCTACACGATGATGGATACCGACGTGCGCTCACGGTCGACATCGATCTACCTGAAAGAGCACCCGGGTATCGGATTCAACAGCGTCATGTTCTCGGCGCGCCACAGGCGTGGATGCGACTGCGATATGTGCACCGATCGAGGGGAAATGGGCGGATGAAGGGCAAGAGCCGTGGACAACCACCATTCGTGATCGTGCGCCGTGGCAAGGGCAAGGAGCTCTTCGTCAGCGTGCTCTTCGCGCCGATCCCGACCGAGCCTATGCTCCACGTCGTCGCGGTGATTCCAGTTACCCACGAAGTGGCGTCACGCCCGCTGGCCGAGCTCCAAGCCATGGCAAACCGCGCAGTAGTGGACAAGCCATGAAGAACCTCACGGCCGCCTTGTGGATCTGTGCTGGCCTGGCGCTCTCCGTCGGGATGACGATCATGCTCACGGCGGCCGCGGGGTTGGTCTACGGGGGCAAGTACGTCAGCGCCGGCCTGGTGCTCTACGCCACCATGGCGATCGTCGCGGCCTTCACCGGAGACGCGCGCTGGTGGCTGATCGTCCGGGGCATCTTCTGGGTCGTGGGCGCCATAGCGATCTCGTTGATGTGCTTCTGGATCGATGACAGCGCCATGACCGGACTGCTCTGGGCCGGCATCGCCGGATCAAGCATGCCCAACCTTCTGAGACTTTGGCGAGGAGACAGCAGCCATGGACATAGGACCAGCAGTGCGCAGACGTCGAGTGATCCCAGTGGAGAACCCGATACCGCAGGAACACGAGCCGTGCTTGCCCAAGCCATCGCCAACGGTATCGCCACAGGAATCCCCAACGCCTCCATCGCCGTCATCGCCCCGGAAGGTTCCGGCTTAGCGGTCTACGGGCCAGGCATGTATCGCCAGTTGAGAGCGCAGTTGGGCAACGAGTGGGCCGCCCAGACGTGCCTGAAGGTAATCGTCCGGTCTTCCTTGGACACGAACCGAGGCATCGTGCTCGGCAACGTGTTCAAGTGCCAAGCGCCGGATTTCACGGTGGTAGCAGGCCAAGAGCCCAAGCCCTTGGAGTTCGAGCCGCTTGAGGTCGGCGAGATCGTGGCCTATCGCGCGTGGCTGTTGACCTTCGATGGCCTGCTTACCAGCGTGCACATCAAGCACGCATTGTGGAAGCCGGGTCACCCGATGCAGGGCAAGATCAACGACGTCTTCATCTACGGAGAGGGCGGCGGGGTGCATGCGGCGAAGGACGTCGAGGCCGTGCGCGAATACATCGGCGACGTCCAGACCTACGACATGGCGACCGACAGCTATCGCACCTTAGTCATCGGCACGGTGGTGCTCTGGGGTGAGGTCATCGAGCACGAGAGGGGCTATCGGGCTGAATACGCTCAGATCGCTTCGCTGGACGAGATCACAGGCGACAATCCAGAGGCCCTGCGCAGGCTGCGCGAGACCTATGGTCTGGTGCACCCCAATGTCTGATCATCGGGACAGCGATATGTCGCTTGAGATCGCGCTCGAGGGGGTCATCAAGCTCAACAGTACGATCATGGCGAAGGCGCTGGACCTGGAACGCCAAGTCGCGGCCGTCCGCGCCCAGGGCCACAGCGATGCGCAGATCCCACTCGATGATCTCGACCGCTTCGTCAAGTTCCTGCGCGACGTCGCGAGGCTGCAAGAGCTTCTGGTTCAGGGCGTTGAAATGGCAATGCCGAAGGGGAGCGCATGAGCAAGCTGCATTTGAACCTCAACCGTGTCGAACCCGACGTCAGGCGCGCCGAAATGATGGGGACCAGGTTCATCGAGGGCCTGATGACGATCGACGCCGCCGGCAGGCGCACGGTGTTCCAGGCGATCGGCGCCGCGTTCTGCATGGGATGCGGCTCGAACAACCCCACGTGCCGCTGTCAGGAGGGCAAATGACCAGGCAAGAGCACCTGAAGTGGGCCAAGGAGCGCGCGCTAGAGTACGTGGACGTTGGCGACCTGGCGAACGCCGTAGCGTCCATGACCTCCGATATCCAGAAGCACGATGAAACCGCCTACACGGGCGAGGCCGCGGCCACGCTCGCATTACTCGTGCATGTGGCCACACTCGACGTGATGAACGGCAACGCGCGCGCCGTGCGCCAATGGGTAGAGGGGTTCACATGAACCCGCCCAAGTGCCGATCCTGCGGCAAGATCGAGTGGCAGCACATCTGCAAGGGCCCAGCTGCGCCACTCGCGCTCAGGGGCCGTGCGAGCAAGCCGCCCAAGGTCGCGAAGCCAAAGCCGAAGAAGGCGAAGAGCGCATGAGCAAGATCACGATCACGGGCGACCAGGCCATCCTCGAATGGTTCAAGCCCTCGTTCGATGCGTTCCTCGCGATGGTCGACAAGGACGAGACCATCATCGGTGGCGTGCTCGGCCTGACGATCGAGCCTGTGGGCTGTGCGGTGCGCGCCAAGATCGAGACCACGAGCCTTCCCGCAGCTGGGGCTGCGATATTGCGGGTGATCGAGACCCTTGCCGGCAACCATGAGACGCTGGTGCGCAGCGCGCCCGAGGCCCAAAGCACCGAGGACCCTGAGATCGGCACGCTGCATTTCTACGGGTGCGCGCGCTTCCACGTCCTGAACCGCGCAGGCAAGACGTCGGTGATGGCGCCGGCCCTGCCATGGGTGGACAAATGACCCGCGACAAGGTGTACGCCGCGGTGTTCAGGGCCGCCCGCGAGATCAACGTCAACCTGCCTCTCACCGAGGCCACGCTGATCCACGCTGACCTCGGCTTCGACAGCCTGGACATCGTCGAGTTCCAGATGGCGGTCGAGGAGCACCTCCCCGGCGCCGTCGATATGGTGGGCGCCTTCGACATCGGGGAAACCGACACCTTGGGCACGGTCGCCGAACGCATCCTCGCAGGACCAACCAGATGACCGACGAACCCTCCCAATGCACGCCGATCAGATCGGTAAGCCTGGCTTCGTCAAACCAACAGAAGGAGCATGAGGGATGAGCACACCGGCCCCATGTCCGAACTGCGGCCAGTACCACCCCGTGAGCCCGTGCCCGTATCTGTTCCCGAACAGTGCTCCTGCGCCACATCAGCCTGCGGCACAGTTAGGCGCGCACGTCATCGTTCCACACGGCTGCATCTGCCCGCCGACAAGCGAGCAGACGTGCCAAGGGCCATGGTGCCCGCGTCGCGCGTTGACGCCCCCATGACCCACGAGATCATAGACGCCTCCGAAATGTCCTTTGACACCGTCATCGCCAGGCTCCTGATCAATGCCAAGAGCCCGCACGTGGTCGTCACCCCTCTCGTCTGGGTGCCAAGCGATGGCACATCCGCCAAGCGCATCTATTTCTGCATAGCGACAGGGCCTGACTTCAAGGTCGATGCCGTGAACTGTGATAGCGACGACCCAGCCGCGCTCATGGATGCCGTGATCCTCGCCATTGCTGCGACCGACCCACCAAAGATCGTCCACATCACGTGCACCGAGCTCCAAGCCGCCAGCCTCTGCGCCACCCTATGGCCAGGGAAGAAGACCGCTGAAATGCTGAAGACCGTCGAGAGCGAGAAGCCCCAAACAAATGAGTGGTCGCACTGATGGCTACCAAGAAGAAACCCAAGGCGAAGCCCAAGAAGCCACCGCCCAAGATCATCACCGCCAAGCCGCCGACCAACGAACCCAGGTACAACGGCAACCATCCCGGAGGCCGCAGGACCAAATATCACACCGGCATCCCGGCCATGGCCGCGGCCGGCATCAAGCTCCACCTCACCGACGAGCAGCCTGATCATCGGCATCGATCACCGCACATGGCTGCGCTGGAAGCACACCTACCCAGAGTTTTGCCGGGCCGCCACGCGCACAAAGGAGCAGGTGAACGAGGTGGTCGAGGCTTCCCTGATCCAGAGGGCCATGGGCTACAGCGTCACGGCGACCAAGGTTTTCATGGCGACCGATGAGACCGAGACCATCAACAAACGTGGCCAGCGCGTCATCACCCGCCGCAAGATCCCGCTCTACGCGCCGTTCGAGGAGCACATCCCGGCCGAGGTCGGGGCGATCGCGCTGTACCTGCACAACCGCGACCCGAACCGGTGGAAGCGCAAGATCGAGCCCGAGCTACCGCCCGCAGTCCCGCCTGAAGTCCAGGTCGAGCGGCAACAGACCCTCAAGGCGCTGCTGAAGCTGGTCGAGGACAATGCCAAGGCGGGGGGCAAGCCGATCTTCTCGAAGCTGCCGGCGCCCGTGAAGCTCGGGGGAGACAGTTGACGAAATCCATGTGGATAGTAACGACCGCGATCATGTTCGTGGTTCTCGTGGGGCTACAGTTCTACGTGGAGCACAACCCATGAGCACAACCCAATGAAGACGACCAAGAGCACCGCCCAACTGAACCGCGAGTTGAAGGCGATGCGCCGAGAGATCGACGAGCGGTACGTGGTGCCAGCGATAGCCAGCAAGAACAACCACGAGCTTATCCACGTCATGCTCGCCATGGCGTTCGCCTGGGCGCGCGTGGCGGCGCTGCTATGCGCTCAGAAGGACAATCCGGCCACACAACTGGACAAGGAGATCGAGCGGATACGGGAGATCGCGGCCGAGGAGCAGGCCGACTTCGCGGAGTTCGTCACCCAACAGCTGCAAAACGTGTCGGGGAGAGTTCACTGATGACCACGGATCGAGACCTTGCCGCGCGCATCCGCAACGTCGCCTATCAGTACGACGACAACGAGAGGATCAGCCGGGCCATGCGGGCTACGAAGCCCTCAACCGAGAGCCAGGCGCCTGCCGAGCGTGCCACCAGGCCGAAGAAGCCACGGAAGCGGCCATGACGACCGCCTGGGCCGTGGTCGAGTACGGCGACATCAGGATCAACTCCGTGGGCGACACCCGGCGTGCGGCGCTGGTGAACTGGCTGGTTGCCGAGAAGCGGGTATTGGCCCTGGCCCACGCCTCCGACCAGTTGATCGAGCAGATGTGGTCCGAGCACCAGGGCGATGCCATCTGCACCACGGTCAAGATCGAGGTCACCAAGCGATGACCGACGAAAAACCCTGAGCCTCGCGCACATTTCCTCGATATCCGGCCCATTACACTATGAGGACCCGGAGAACGTGCGATGCGCCTGCGCCTGAACGCCGAAGAGATCGGCATCCTGCTTGGCCTGATCGGTGACGTGGACTGGGGCGCGCATTTCGAGTGCTGCGCCACACCCGAGGAGGGCGACCGCGAATTCGCCATGGCCGAGCGTGTGAAGGCGAAGCTTGAACGACGGTACTCGTTCCTTTCGCGCGAATCAGGTTAAGGGTGTTGCTGCGAAGCAAACAGGGCGCCGCTCCATGGCTCGACCGAACTTCGACTGCACCACCTGCAACAAGTTCCACCCGGACCGCCATCAGGACCCGGCATCGGGCGGCCAGTGCCGCGCCCATCCGCCGGTCACGATCATCGTGGGCGCCAAGATCGACCGCCTCTCGAACCAGCAATCCCCGATCTTCCAAACCATCTTCCCGGTCGTGCTCAAGGAGCACTATTGCTTCGAGCATCCGCTGGCGACCGCGGATTTGCCGATCCTGCGGCGCGGTCCCTCGAACCCAGTGCCGGCGCGCGAGCCAGGCCTATGACGATCAAAGCCGCATGCGACCCCAGCGAATGGCACCAGTTGCTCGCGCCACTGTTGGGCGGGATCAGGGACATCTTCCCGATCGAGATCCTCGGCTTCCCGGCCGCGTACTCGCAGTTCGAGAAGAGCTATGTGACCATCGACAACGGCCATGTCAGGGCTGAAGGCGCGCTCTCGGCCGACGTCGAGGATATCCGCCTCGCCATCACGCTCAGCCTCCAATGGTTCGAGGCGCAGCGCGCGACGGGCGATGACGTCCTGGTCTGGCGCAAGCTGCCGGTTATCACCGAAGCGCAGACGATCAGTGGCCCTCGCGTGTTGCTCTCGATGCGCGCCCACACGATGACCAGGGCCGACCTGATCAAGCACCTGACGGAAGGTGCGGCATGAACCCACGCATGAGAGGATGCCTAACCCTCATCGTCGCCCTCGTGCTGTTCGGTTGCATGCTCTTCGTTGCCTTCGGGGTCGACTCATGAAGCGGTGGGATTACGTGATCCTCGAAGTCAACGGCGGCGTGGGTGTGGCCCAGTCCCAGTACCGCGACATGGGCGATGCTGGCTGGGAGTTGGTCCACGTCGAGAAGGAGCGCTACCCGCGCGAACGCGATCCGAGCGAAGAGATCTGGCGCGAGGCCACGTTCAAGCGCGAGATCGAGGACTATTGGACGCCGCCATGGTGGTTGTGGGCCGTCACGATCGTCGGGGGCATCGCCGGCATCTTCATCGGCGTCTTCGCAAAGATGGGAGTGTTGTTCTGATGGCAAACCGCGTCGTGATGAAAGCCTGGCGCGCCAAGCGCGAAGGTATGTCCATGCAGGACATCCGCTTGATGATCAGCCGTTTCGACGCGCCGAACTACATCAAGGCCGAGGCCGAGCGCCGCGCGGACATGGCTGTTCGGAAGGGCGCGCCGCCCCAGCGTGCGCGACGAGCGTGAGCGCCCGGGCAAGTTCATGTATCATCCCGACGACCAGCAATGGAGGTCACGCCGTTGACCAAAGCAGCCATCTTCGAATTCTCCGACATCAACGCGCGCATGCGCATGATCCGCAACGAGATCGAACACGAGGTCCACACGCGGTTGAACCCCGTGGAGGTGCGCATGCCACAGGAGGACGACTTCCCGGTGGGCGCCGTGATCTACGGCTTCAGAGAGATCGCAGCTGTGCTCGAGGAATTCGAGGACCTGAGCGAGGACGCGCTTGAGCAGATCGAGATCGACTTTCCCACCCCGGCCGCGGGCCATCAGCCGGCAGTCTTCGCCTACGCGGAGATCCGCGATCGCATGGCCGTCATGCAGGGGAAGAAGCCGACAAACACGCTCTACCATCACCCGATGCTGTCGGACTCGGACGGGCAGAAGGCGCTCTACCGCCACTGGGCCGAGGACGTCGGGGTCGGGGGCTTCACCATGGAAGGCTACGTCGCCCGCCAGGGCCACGAGTACGACATCATGTGGGACGGCTGCAAACGCTGCCTCCGGGAATGGTCCGACATCATGGAGTTGGATCTGCGCATCTGCCCGGGGCCGAACAGCGGCGAGGCTTGCATCCAGTGCGGCGAGAAGGCCTACGTGTCGCTCAGCCACACAAAGTGGGGCGTATCGGAGGGCGGATCGCGCAATCACTTCGGCCGCTGCCTGTCCTGCGGCTGGAGGACCGCCACCGACCTGGACGATCCGCGCAAGGGCCACCGCTTCCTGCCTCCGCGCAAGCCGGTCGACATGAGCAACGCACACGCTGTTGCCGCCGCCGGCTATGCAAGGGCCGAGGCTGAGCAGCGCAAGCGCGACGGCGTTGCGCTGAACGCGGCCACGCACCCCACCGACGAGCGCAAGCTCGCGCCCAGGCTCACCTTTGCCGAGCGTGCCGAGCGCGAGGCCATCATGGACCAGGAGCGCGTCAGGCTTCAGAAGATCGCCGCCGCCGCCCTCGCCGCGACGCTGGCGGTCGAGGAACCCTTGCGTCAGACCATGGCCGCATGGGTCCAGTACACCCCGAGCCACGCGCTGAAGGACGATACCGCCGCTGCCCTGCGCATACTCGCGGACGCCAGACTGATGGCCTCGCGCTCAGGTGACATGGCCAAGACGCTGGCCAGGGAGAGCATGGCAATGCGGGCAATCGTAGGGCCGCTGAGATCCTGATCACGGCTACATGCTCCAGATCGACCTATCCGCGCTTGGCGATTCTGAGGACCAACGCCGATACCTGAACAAGATGACGGCCGCTGGCGTCCATGGCATTGCCTCGGACGTCGACGTCCAAACGCTGGTGGCCTGGAGCGAGAGTTGGAAGCAGCGCGCATGGGCTCGTAAGCGCGCCGGCAAGCAAGTCCCCACCGATGAGCGCGAGTGGCGCCTGCTGATCTTCAAGAGCGGGCGCGGGTTCGGGAAGACCGAGGGCTTGTGCCAATGGCTGGGCCACGAAATGGCCCGCCTGCCCAACCTGATCGGCCACGCGGTCGCGCCAACCCTGAACGACGTGCGCGGCACGCTCTTCCTCGGAAACTCAGGCTTCCAATCCCTCATCCCTCCTTCCCTGCTGTACAAGGAATCGTGGGACGAGGCCTACGACAGCACCCACCACGAGCTATTGTTCAAGAACGGGAGCCTGATCCGCGGCTTCGGCGCCAAGGACCAAGGCGGACGGCTCCGCGGCCCGCAATGCCATGCCGGGGTCGGTGACGAGCTCCGCGAGTGGGACCGCCCGGCGGGCAACCTCGAATTCGTCCACTCGAACATGATGCTCGGTGTTCGCCTGCCCTATCCCGATGGGACGCCGGCACGCGCGGTCTTCGGCACCACGCCGCGGCCGATCCCCTACCTGAAGAACCTCTACAAACGCCCGGACTGCATCGTCATCACCGGCACGACGTTCGAGAACATGGAAAACCTCTCGGCTGGGTTCGTGTCCGAAGTGATGACGCTGATGGGCACGCAGCTGGGCAAGATCGAGATCCTCGGCGAGGACATCGATAGCGAGGACTTCGGCATCTACAAGAAGTCCTGGCTGCGCCTGTGGCCAGCTGGCAAGGCGTTCCCGCAGTTCAGCTTCGTCATGCTGACCATGGACACCGCCATGGAGGAGGAGGCGCGCGACAACAAGACCGGCAAGGTGGACTACTCCGCCTGCGCCGTGCTCGGCGTCTTCAACACCAAGCAGTGCTTCACGGCCGGCGAGCTTCTGAAGCTGGGCGTGCGGTCCAAATATGCCGTGTTGCTGTGCGATTTCTGGATGGAGCGGCTCGGCTTCCCGGAATTGCTCGAGAAGACGCGCGACACCTACCGCAAGAAGTATCAGGGCCGCTTCCCCGAGCTCGTGCTGATCGAGAACAAGGCCTCGGGCATCAGCCTGCGCCAGACCCTTCAGCGTTTCGGCGTGCCGTCCTGGCCGTTCGATCCGCACGGCCAATCCAAGATGATGCGCGCGCACGTGGCCTCGCCACTGGTCAAGCAGGGCATGTTCTTCGTCCCGGAATCAGGCCTGGCCCACCGCAAAGGGCAATTCCGCGACTGGTGCGAGCCCGTCGTGGAGCAGATGACCACCTTCGCCGGCGAGGGATCTATCGAGTTCGATGATGCTGTGGACGCCGTCACGCAGGCGCTGCTGTATCTGCAACAAACCGGTACACTGGTCGCATTGCCCCAAGGGCGCCTCTATCCCGATGCCGACGAACTCGAAGAGCAGAAGATGCGCGAAGCAACGGCGATCGCCGAGCGCGAGAAGCGTGGCAAGGTCAGTCCATACGGGAGTTGAGCCATGAGCATCATGCAGTTCATCGCCTTCGCGCTGCCCTCCCTGTCGGCCTTTTACTGGGCCCTCGTCTATGTCGCCCACGGGAGCGAGGGCTTCTGGCTCTCGTTCGCGATCTACTTCGTGGCGGGCGCCTGCATGGTCTTCTTTGGCATGCTGATCCAGATGATGCGGCAGACGTCATGAGCATCAAGCGGCTGTTTCACGACGCCTGGGGCGCGGCCAAGAACGCCGAGGGCTACGACAAGCAGGCGTGGATGTACGTCCACGGCTGGCTCGACCACGTGCTGGAATCGCACCGCCGCGTGCTCAAGCTCCACCAGAAGACGAAGGTCGACCTCCCGGCCCAGCAAGTCCTGGAGGGCGCGATGGCCTACGACCTACAACAGGTACTGGTCTGCGGCGCTGATCGGGACGGCAAGCTGCTCATCTTGATGTCGACCGGCGACGCGGGCACCAACAACCTGCTGCTGGACTGCGCCAAGGTGCAGATCGTCAACAGCGACGTGGTCGATCGGCCGATGGAGCCCAAGCCTCCGGAGCCCACCGATGGGAATTGAGTTCTACTGCCCCGACGAGAGCGGGCCTGTGCCGCGCCCGGTTCACCATCGCCTGACGTGCGACTCCAGGCACGGCGCTCCCGGCGCTGTGGCCGCCTGTGGCAAGGTTCAGGTGTTCACCGCGGGAGACGTCATCGCCAATCGCAAGGCCGCTGTGGCGGCTGGATGGCGCTTCTCAGGCGATGGCCCGGTCTACTGCCCGAATTGTCGGTGACCGCCGCGCCGCGCGTGCTCTGCATCGTCCCATACTGCCGGCGCACGGCCAAACGCCTGGACGCCCATCACGAATGGATCTGCGGCAAGCACTGGTCCCTCGTCCCCAGGGCCTACCGGCGCGCCTACGCCCGAGCCAAGCGGCGCTTCAAGGTTCGTCAGACGCTTCTCCTGTGGAAATGCAGCGGCATGCTCTGGTCCCGCTGCAAGCGCGCTGCTATCGAAAGGGCCGTTGGAATCAGCTGAGGAGCGCCACCCATGAGACAACACGTCCTCACTGTGGCGGTCGTGATCTTCGGCTTCCTTACGTTCCTCGCGGTCAGCAATCAAAGCTGGGAATTGGGCCTTGGCATCTATCTCGGCGTCGGCGTCGGGACCGTCTGCTGGTTCATCGTCGATAATTGGTCGACGGACCTGTGGAGTAATCCCGAGCGCCTGCCGGCGTGGCTGCACATATCCATACTCGGCAGCTGCCTGGTCGGTCTCGCGCTGTTCTGGCTCCCGTTCATTGGATGGACCTTGGTGGCCGGGAGGCGCGCCACGTGATGACCGCAGCACAAGCCACCCGCGCGGCGTTCCTGATCGAGGCGCTCGAAGATATCCGCTACGACCTCAACCCGCCCCAGGCGGATCGCGAGAGCAAGACCAAGTGGAAATACGGCCTCACGCCGCTTGGCATGGAAGACGAGGATGACCGCTTCAATCTCGATATGTGCGGGGACGAGCACCTGGACGAGAAGGAGGGCTCGCACCAGATCGCCCGCATCGATCGCGGTCTCGGGCGCAAGGCCATGACGTGGCTCTGCGCCGAGATCGAGCGGGAGCTTCGCGAACTGGGCGTGGAGCCGCCACCCGAAGAGCCGTCCGCATGAAGCTCGTGGTCATCTGCTGCTGGTGCCTGATACTCCTCGGCCTGAGCTTGCTCGGCCTTGCTGCGATCCTGGAGGCCATGCGTGGGTGACCGATCACAGCATCCCTATTGCCCGGATACTTACGGACACCCGGCCGAGCGCCATCATCTGGACCATGCGCAGACGTGTTTCCATTGCGAACGGCTGTGGATCAAGTATCCAAATGGAGGCCAGGACAAGCCGAACGCCGACACCATCCAAGACTTCCTGACCCAGCGCCGGATCACGGGCCCGACAGATGGGTGAACCAACTACGATCGGCACGCGGATATCGTTCATCGACCGCTACGGCCAGCGCGTGGTGTTCAACGTCCTCACCAGCTGCGGCCTATGCCGCGTCTGCCTCGTGACTGAAACCAAGCATTGCGCATATGGCGGTCCCTACGATGCCGAGGGAATCGTGCTATGCCTGGAGAAGCGATAGGAGGCCACATGCTCTTCGCCGATTTCTTCGCGATGATCCTCAACGCCCTTTGCAAACACAGACCCCACCACCGAGGTCACCGATGAGCGTCGCGACCAAGACCAAGCCCAAAGACACCCCCGAGGTGACCAAGCTCAAGAAGCGCATCCGCATCCTCACCGACGTGCAGGACCACCTGGTTGCGATGAGCATCCGGGCGCTCAGGCTGTTGGAGTCGATGGAATCCGACGGCGGCGCGCGCCTGCCCTATCCTGACTATGCCGAGACCAAGGCGGCCCTCAAGGCGATCGCCGAAGCATGAAAACCTGCGAAGAGGTTGGGGACATTCCCCTATAAAGAGTTCCTCATAGGAAATCAGGAACCCAAGCTGAATATGACCCCGCAGGCGAATCGGGGTAAGGTGGCCGTCCTTCTGGGTACGAGAAGCAACGCCGTGAAAGGGTCCGATGTCCGCCACCATCGGGCCCTTTCGCGTTTCTCACGGACCGTGATAATTCTGGCTGGTTAGCGGTGCGCCGAATCCGGGTGCTGCCCTTCCGTTCCCAGAGGGTGGACCATAATGGCACGATCGAGCGCCGCGCAGCGCCTTCTCCCGTCCCCCGAGGCTGAAGGCCTCGAAATCACCGAATACTTCGACATCGATGACGACCCCCAGATGCTCCGCGGCGAGATCGATGAGGATGGCTCGCTGATTGTCGACATGGGCGGCGAGGAGGAGGAAGAGGTCGACCGCGGAACGGGCGAGTTCTTCGAAAACCTGGCCGACGACGTCATCCCCGAGACCGAGCTCATGCGCATCGCCACCGATCTTCTGATGAAGATCGATGAGGACAAGCAGGCGCGCGAGAAGCGCGACCAGCAGTACGAGGAGGGCATCCGCCGCACTGGCCTGGGCAACGACGCGCCCGGCGGCGCCACGTTCGAGGGCGCGAGCAAAGTGGTGCACCCCGGCCTGACCGAGGCCTGTATCGACGGCGAAGCGCGGCTCATGAAGGAGCTATGGCCGCCATCAGGACCGGTCAAACCGAAGATCCTGGGCGAGGTTACCGCCGAGAAGCAGACCAAGGCCGATCGCAAAACGGCCTACATGAACCAGCAGCTGACCACGACCATGAAGGAGGCGTTCGACACCGTCGAGAAGACGCTCACCCAGGTCATGCTCGGCGGCTCGCAGTTCATCAAGCTGTGGCAGGACCACCGTCTCGGCCGCCCGCGCATGCAGTTCGTGCCGGTCGACAAGGTCTTCCTCCAGGCGTCGGCCGACAGCCTGCAAGAGGCCGGGCGCCGCACCTTCGTCGAGACCATCACCCAGGTGGAATACCTCCAGCGCGTGGAGTCCGGGCAATACCGCAAGGAGCGCATACCTCCGCCGGCAATGGACCCGGAGAAGACCGCGGCCCAGAAGGCGACCGACAAGGTCGAGGGCAAGGAGGGCACGGGCCAGAACATCGACGGCGAGCGCGACATCTACGAGACGATGACGTACCTCGAAGTGTCCGACGAAATGGCGGACGCGCTCGAGCACGAGGAGCAAGGCAAGCTCTACCCGTACCTGATGACGATCGATGCCTCGTCCAAGCGCGTGCTCGCGCTGTACCGGGATTGGGAGCAGGAAGACGAAGCGCACGAGCCGATCGAGCACTACTTCGAATTCCCGATGATCCCCTGGCGCGGGGCCATGTCGATCGGCTTCTGCCAGATCATCGGCGGCCTCTCAGGCGCATCGACCGGCGCCCTGCGCGCGCTGCTCGATTCCGCGCACATCGCCAACGTCCAGGGCGGCTACATCAAGAAGGGCGCAGGCATTTCGGGCCAGAACAAGAAGCCCATGCCCGGCGAAATGCTCGAAGTCGACACCGGCATGGAGACGAAGGACATCCGCGATGTCGTCATGCCCTTCAACACCAAAGAGCCATCGACGGTGCTCTTCCAGCTGCTCGGCGCGTTGGTCGAGTCGTCCAAGGGCGTGGTGCGAACCACCCTGGACGAGGCGCCTTCCGACCGCCCGAACCCGGCTACACCGGTCGGCACGCAACTGTCGCGCGTCGAAGAGGGCCTGACGGTCTTCTCGTCCATCCACGGGCGCACCCACACGGCGTTCAATCGCCTGCTCCAAGGCTTGCACCGGCTCAACCGCCTCTACCTGCCCGAAGTGCAGCGCGTGGATCTGGAGGGCAAAGAAACCCTCATCATGCGCCGCGACTTCGAAGGGCCGTCCGACGTACAGCCGACCTCTGACCCCACGATCTACAGCGACCGCCAACGGTTCGAGCAGATCGGCGCCATCCAGCAGCGCCAGATCATGCTCAAGGGCGCCGGCATCAATATGTACAACGACCGCGAGGTGGAGCGGCGCTTCCTCAAGCTGATCAAGGTGCCCGACTTCGAGTCGCTCCTGGTCGCGGAGCCCAAGCCCAGCGAGTTGAACTCCGTCAACGAGAACGTGGCGATGGCCTTCGGGCGTCCCGTGGTCGTGTTCGCCAATCAGGATCACCTCGCGCACCTTCAGGCGCATCTGGACTTCGCCCAGTCGCCCGCGCTTGGCGGTAACCCGATCATCCAGCAGAAGTTCTTGCCCGCGCTCCTGCAACACTGCGCAGAGCACATGGTCTATCACTACGTCACGATCATGAATAACTTCGTCTCGGATGCGGCGGGCGTGCCGGCGGCGGAGCTCTACAGCCAGGATGACGAGGTCAAGAACGCCTTCGACCAGGTGCTGGCGATGGCGAGCATGCGCCTGGTCCCGGGCATCAGCATCACGTTCGAGAGGGCGCTACCGCTGCTCCAGAAGGGCATGCAGGCCCTGCAAGCTATGATGCCACCCCCGCCCATGGACCCAGCCCAGGCCGCTGCCAAGGCCGCAGAGGCCGAAACCCAGCGCCGGACGGCCGACGACGCGAGCAAGGCCGAACTCGCGGCCAAGGAACTGGAACGCAAGGGCACGAAGGACCAGACCGACGCCGCGCTCAAGGACAAGCAGATCAACACCGCTGCCTCCGTCCAGCGCGAGAAGACCGCCGCCGACATGATCAAGGCGCGCGAGGCCAATCAGAACAAGCTCACCACCACGCTGATCACGACCGACACGGACGAGGAGATCGCCGAGGGTGACCGCCTGACCCAGGAAGGGATCGCCCGTGGCAACCGCACGGCCGCGGAGATCACCGCCGAAGGCAATCGCAGGGCGAGCAAGGACACCGCCATTTCCGTGGTAAAGGCCAAACCCAAGCCAGCGGCCAGGAAACCCGGAGCCAAGAAATGAAACGGCTAGTCCTCTCCACCCCGCGCCCGGTAATGTCCCCGCGCATCCAGCGCTACGCGAGGATCATCTGCATGGCCCAAGGCCAGGACCCCGATAAGACGTGGCCGCCGGTGCAAGTCGGTGACGATCGTCCCAAGCGCATGTGGACCTTCCACGTCGACACCGCGATCGAGGTGCTGAAGCAGGCCGACGCCGACATCGCCAAGGACGGCGCGATCAAATGAGCCGCTACCCGATCATCCCGGTTGAAATGCTCGATGAGGGCATGGTCATCGACAACTACTGGTGCGAGTGCGGCAAGGGGCCGGACGTGGCGCGCGGGCGCTTCAAGGAGTCGAACAAGCCCGACGCCGATTGGAGCGACACGCGCCGATGCGAGTGCAACCGTGATGTGGAAATGTCATCGCAGAGCTTCGAACGCTTCTACCGCCGGCTCGATACCGGCGAGGAACTGGGCGGCAGTCGCCACCCGCACAAGGTGCACGCGGATCTCCCAGCTGGCTGCGCCTACTTCCAGATCGACCCGGCCTATGCGGCCGAGCAGAGCGGACCCGACGGCAAGTGCCTGGTCGTGGTGCTGCCCGACGGCCATCACTGGTACGTCGACAGCACGTCGAGCAGCAACGGGCGATGGAAGCGGAAGGGCTCGATCCTGGACGGCACGCTGGATATCAAGCCGTCGATCCGGGTCGGCAATCCCCAGACCTACCATGGCCACGTGAACAACGGCTGGTTGGAGAGCACGAGCGACAGCCCCTGTTAAGCTGTGGACAATGCGCGCGCGCCGTTGCAAATGCAGGAACGCCAAGGTTTGATGCTCGCGCTGTGGCGAGCGATGACCGGCGCACTTCGGTCTAACAAAGTTGGCCCTTTGGATGCCCTTAGGCGGTAATCCCCGTCACAGCAACTTTCCTGCTATACATCCTGAGTCGACCGCCCCCAGGAGTGCCACATGGCCAAGCAATCCAATCAGCAGTCCCACCTGTCCACCGGCCGCGAAGACGTCGAGACAGGCCCGCTCAAGCAGCACCACCGCATGGCCGTCGGAGACAAGGTCAGCGGCAAGGACAATCCCAACGGCGCCACCGTCGCTTCGACCGAAAGCACGATCGCGAATGGCAAGGGCAAGAACTGGTAGACGCCTCGGGGTTGATGCCATCAATCTAAGGCTGCGCCTGGCTGTTCTGTCGGACGGATCGACCGTCCCCATCACCATCCTGATTGACGCCGACTTACTCGAGACGGACTCCGAAGATGCCGCAGTCGCGTTCGTCGCAGGCTCAGGGGAATTCTGGTTCGCAGGCGCGATCGAAGACTACCGGGGCGGCCCGCGGCTCAATTGATATCCTGGTCCCAGAGACCGATGCCGCCTTCCTCCAACGCATCCGCCAAGCCATCCAGATTGCGCGCGACGGCGGGCGCGTCCACAATTTCATGGCGAGCGGACCAGCAGCCAACAGCCTGAACATCGAGTTCGACGTCGTCGACCGCCTCTGCGAGATCGCCGAGCGAGGCCTAACCACGAGGAGGCGCGCATGAGCCTGCACCCATCCACATTTGAGTACCTGAAGCCGACAGCCGAGCAGATCGTGCAGATGGCCAATGTCCGCGAGGCGGCCAAGGTATATGCCGACATGCTCGACGCCGTGTTACCCGAGGGCCCGGACAAGACCTTCATCCTCCGCGCCCACCGCTCGAACGCTATGTGGGCGAACGTCTGCATCACGAGACAGCCTGACGGGACGCCGCGCCAATGAGCGGCAGCAGGACCATCGACTTCAGCCGCGCGCTGCTCGCGATGAAGGACGGCCACCGCGTCCAGCGCGCCGTCTGGAAGGGCGAGTGGGTCTGCCTCGGCAATGGCGGCATAATCTCGTGGGAAGAGTTCTGGAACGAGCACACCCGGATCTTCGCTTCGGGGCAAACGAACCACGAGGCCGAATTGCTGCCCTACTTCATCATGAAGACCGCCGACGACAAGATCCAGATGGGCTGGCACCCGTCGCAATCCGACATACTCGCCGAAGATTGGCAGGTTGTGGCATGAGCGCCTCGACGCAGTGTCCGCATAGCGACCTGGAGATCAACATCCACAACGTCGGGATGACGGACAGCAACATCCGCTACATGGAGGTCAAGGCGCTGTGCAAGCTGTGCCTGAAGCCCATCGCCTTCCGCGGCGCGCCCCTCGGCGTCTCGCCCATGCACCCGACCATGGCGCTCGACGGGCAAGAGATCAGGCTTCCGTTCCTGGCCGAGGGCGAAGAGTACGACGGCAAGTCCATTGGCTTCACAGGGAGAGTGATCGGATGAGCCTACCGCCCGACGGAGAGATCATCGAGCGCGCCAAGGGCATGCTCCTGACGTTCAAGGGCATGCGGCTCGGCAACGGCATGACGCAGAACATCAATATGTCGGCCGAGCGCGCGGAGCGCCTGGTGGCGCTGGCCATGCTCGGGCTCGATATCCGGGCTGAGTGGGAGCGTGAGAGCGAGCTACCCGAGGACGTGCGCGCCTGGCTCGCCCCGTTCATGGAGAAATGGGTGGAGAAGACGAACCTGTTGGTCGGCACGATCATCGAGGACAAGAAGCCATGAAGCTTGAGCCCGTCCAGTCGTCGAACATCAAAGCCATAGGGCACGAGGGCAAGTCGCTCTTCGTGCAGTTCCAGTCCGGCGAAGTGTGGGAATACACGCCGATCCCCGTCCAGGTTTACGAGGAACTGATCAAGGCGAGGTCGATCGGCGCGCACTTCCACAAGTGGATTCGCTCGAACTCGGCCTACAAGAGCAAGAAGGTCGAAGGCCCCGCGGCGTCCGGACCGCCCTCTGTGGCATAGTGGCCACGGGTGCAACTGATTCGAGGCACATTTTTGGCGCGGTGGAGCAGTGGTAGCTCGCGACGCTCATAACGTCGAGGTCGGGGGTTCGAATCCCTCCTGCGCTCCCAACTCTAAGTACATCCCGCAACAACCTTCATCGTTTTGTCTCTCGGCACTCACACGCACGAGTGGCACACTCCGGTCTTCTCAGGTGATTCGAACCGTTGGGAGCGAGGCCATGCAGCTATCGGTGCGCGAACTGTTCGAGTTGCTGAGGCGTCGTTGTTGCCTCTGCCGCCCGAAACCCGGACACGGTCGGATCAAAACAGCGGTCATGATGTTCGGACCCCCAGGAGACGACATGGCAAAAGGTTTCATCGATCTGGACCAGACCTCGATCCCTTCAGTTCTGGACCTCAGGAATAAGGCGGGCGAGCCCGTCACGCCCGATACACCCCCGGTTTGGACGCTCGGCGACCCGTCGATCGCATCCATCACAGTGGCCTCCGACGGCATGTCCGCCGTCTTCGCGCCGCTCGCAGTGGGCATCACCACCGTGAACGTGACCGTTGACGCCGAAATCGGCGAAGGCGTGACCGAAATGCTTCTGTCCGGCGAACTCGAAGTCACCGCTGGCGATATCGCCACGGGCGAAGTGACCTTCGGTCCGCCTGTAGACTAAGCCGCCCGAGGCATGGCGACTTGCGAGCGCCGTCAGGGAAACCTGGCGGCGCTTTCGTTTGGGGCACGATTGTACAATCGAGTACCATCACCGCGCGCGAAACGGAGAGAGACGGTGATTGACATACGCGAGATTGTGAAAACCTGGATGTGGGAAAACCGCGCCCAATGGCTTACCGAGGTTGCCGTTGCGCACCGTGACGGCGCTGACGAGGATAAGCTGGGGGCAAAGGCTGACGATCTCCTCGCCCGTCTCGACGCTCTCGGGTTGGCCGTGGTGCCGAAAGAGCCGAGTGAGGAAGCAATTCGGGCGTGGTGGAAAATAGAACGTAAGCGGCCTTATAATTCGTTCAACACGCCCACGGACTGCGGCACGGCAATGTACCGCGCCATGATCGAAGCGTCTAAGCCATGACCAAGAAGCGCAAACGCAGGGACAAACAAGGGTCACGGCTCACATCGTCCGATTGTTCCAGCGCTTGATCGCAGCGGCCTTGTAGGCGTCGGTGCCACGCCCATCGCAGGTGAGCGCGCCATCACTGACCCGCACGCCCTCATCGTGCCCGTCGTAGGTCGCGCACCGCTTGTTCACGCACACGACCGCAGCCCAAGCAGTGCCCTCGACCTCAGGATTGGTCGGCAGGATCTTCGGAAGCTTGCCGCAGAACGGGCAGGGCAGTGGTTTAGGCACGCCGTCCTCCCGACGCGCGGCGCTTCTTCTGCTTGCTGCTGGCCACGACAACGGGGAACGCCTTGGCCCACTTATCAAGCTCGGTCTTGAGGTAGAGCGATTGGCCGCCGCCTGGTCGCGTGCGGGCCTCAGGCCCGATGCACTGCATCGCATACCGGGCGAGCGCGTATTTCGAGACCGGGAAATAGTGTTCGGTGAGGTATGTCGCGGCTTCTTTGCGTGAGAGGTACGACCGGCTCGGTATTATTTCACTCACTGGCGCGCTCCTGCTTTGATTCGAGGCACCTACACCTCCCGGCGGAAGACTGGCGATCGACTCGCGCCGTCTCTGGTGTCGCGATGTATGTAAATAATCCACCGCCGTTGCAAGTACATCGCAACCTATAGCGCGCAATCGCACATCTAGTGTCGTGGGGTTGCGCGCCTACTCGTATTGCCGCAACTCTCGCGCACCGATGGCGAAAACCCACTTTGAGCAGTTGATCGATGCGGAAAAGCGAATTGTGGCGGACTCTGCAATGAAGTTGGCCAATGGCGATTCCCACGGTCTGGCTGAATTGAAGGGCGTCTGCCGAGGGCTGGAAAAGGCTCTCGAACTGATGCGCGAAGCGGGCCGCAAGGACATGGCGCTCACGGGAGACCACGACTAATGGCTTCCAGGGCAACGGCCTCCAACGTCACGGCACTGAAGGCACCACGGACCAGAAGTCGGAGCCGGTACACCGAGCCGTCATCCAAGCAGGGGGACACACAGTCGCTCCTGACCTCCAGCAACTCCCTGGCGTTCAAGTATTCCTCGCTCGATGAAGCCTTCCCGGCGGTCGACCCAGGCATCAGGCCCCTCGGGGCGGTGGTGCTCGTCCAGATCCGCCAGCCCAAGCGCTTCAGCGCCGGCGGGGTCGAACTGATCGCGGAGACCCGCGCGACCGAATATTACAATACCCAGGTGGCCAAGGTGATTGCCTTCGGGCCGCTTTGCTTCAAGACCGTCAAGACGATCGAGGCGCCCTTACCGGGCGTCGCGCCTCAAGACGTCCTCGTGGACTACGTCGAAGGCTCCTGGTTCCAACTGGGCGAGTTCGTGCGTGTCCCGAGATACGGCGGCGACCGCTTCGCTGTCGAATACGACCACGTCTACCGCCTGAAAGAGCCGGGCTCGGATCACTTCGAGCCCAGCACACGCCGCGAAGAGATCATCTTCTGCCTGTTCAAGGCGAAGGACATCCTCGGCGTGATTACGGGTGACCCCCTCAAAGTCAAAGCTTTCTTGGATTGATGAGATCGCGAACATGGCCCGCGCAGCTGCACCCAAGACCACCAGTGTGATCACCGAAGACGACGGCGATGACGGCGAAAGCCGTGAAGTCGTGGTCGATAGCGATGCGAGACTCTCCGCCCCGGCGCAGCCGACCCTGAAGAACATCCAGCAGGCCGCTGACGACCAGTTCGAGGCGCTTGAGGTCGACGACAAGGGCCGTCCGCTCAACCCAGCCACCAGGCGCGGGGACGAGCAGGATGGTGACGAACCGCAAGATGGCGACGACGAGCGCGAAGCCACGCTTTCGGAAGAGGACCAGGGCCGCGGCGAGCACGACGAACCGCTCATCAACGGCAAGGGGCAGCGCTGGGAAAGCCGCTCTTCACGCCGTGAGCGCCAGCGCCAGGCCCGCGCCCGCAAGGACAAAGAGAACGAGGATCTCAAGGCGGAGATCCGGCGCCTACGGGCTCACCAGGACGAGACCGAGCCGCGCCTCGCTCACATCGAGAAGCGATTCTCCAAGGAAGCCGCCACCAACCTTGAGAACAAGGTCACCTCCGCCACTGCCGAGCTTGACGCCGCCGCGCGAAACCTCGCCAAGGCGCTCCGCGAAGGCGATGAAGATGCCGTTACCACGGCGCTCAACACCCGCGACATGGCCTTCGTCAACAAGATGCAGGCCGAGGGCGCCCGCGATCACTACAAGCGCACCACCGGCGCGACTGAGGATGACGACGACCGCGACGACCGGCGCGACGCTCGCAAGGACCGCGAGCCCGACGACCGCCGCCGGGACGCAGCCCCCGTAGCGCTCTCCCGCAAGGGCCGCACGCGCGTAGACGAGTTCTGCGCGAAGCACGATTGGTTCGACCCCCACGGTGGGGACGAAGACTCCCAGCTGACCCTCTTCATCGACGGTCAGGTCCGCAAGGCCGGGTTCAACCCCGAGAACGACGACTATTGGGAAGAGCTCGAGGAGCGCCTCTCCGCGCGCATGCCCGACAAGTTCGGGGATGGCGAGGAAGAGGACGAACGCGAAACCCGCCGCCCAGCCAAGCGCCAGGCCAATGGCCACGCGAATGGCGAAGCAAGACGCCCAGCCCCAGCGGCCCAGCCGCAACGCCGCGGTCCGATGACCAGTGGCGCTGCCGAGCAGCGCGGCTCCGGCGGTGGCAAGAACCAAGTCAGGGTCACCCCTGAACGCAAGAAAGCACTCATCGATGCTGGTGTCGTCCAAGCCGACGGCACGATCGCTGACGCCCCGAAGTTCCAGCGCATGCTCCGGCAGTATGCGGATTTTGACCGCACTCACGGTCTGATGAAAGCTTGAGGACTCAGTCCATGGCCGCGAAACAGAACACGGAATCGAGCCTGGCAGACAACGACGGCGTGCCCAAGAGCGCGCGCGCCCGTCAAAGGTCTACCGCCGCGAAAGCGGATGCCGACCGTGAGACGTCACGCGATGACCAGGATGACGGTCGCGATACAGACCACAACGAGCGGGACATCAAGAATCAAGACCGGGAACTGTCCGAGGACGAACGCTTCGCCCTCTTCCAGTCCTCGATCGTGCAATCGGTCCTACCGAACCTTCCACCAATGCCGGGTTACCATCTTTGTTGGCTGACGACGAACAACCCCCGAGACAGCATCGCGATGCGAGTCCGCCTGGGCTACGAGCTCATTTCGCAGGACATGATCGCGGGCTGGAGAGGCGAAAGCCTCAAGTCCGGGGAATACAAGGGCGTCATCAGCGTGAACGAAATGGTCGCGGCGCGAATCTCTCTCCGCCTCTACAATCGCTACATGGCTGAGGTCCACGACACGCTCCCCAGAGCCGAAGAAGAAAAGCTCAGGGCCGTCGTCTCAACCCTCAAAGATCAAGCGCAGACAGTGGGGACCAGAATCGCAGAAGAAGGCGATGGTACGGCCGATATCGTCCAACGGGCGCGGCCAATGCCGGAGTTCTCCGTCTAACCGGAAGCTCCAAACCTTGTTCGCGCCCACGGTGAAACATCGAGCCGTGGGAGACCACAATGAGTGCAACTGCAAGGCCATATGGGCTCAGGCCCATCAGCGACTTTTCGGGCACAGTTCGGCCGCTCGTCATGAAAAACGGGATCGCGTCCGGCTTGGCCGCCAATCTCTTCAAGTATCAGGCCGTCATGCTTGATGCGACGAACGGGACCATCACCCCGGTCACCGCGACAACCGACAAGATCTACGGCGTCTTCATGGGCGTCGAATACACGCCAACGGGCCAACGCCCGGTGGTGGCGGACTTCTGGCCGTCTGGCTCCACCTATGTGGCGGGTCTCGACAAGATGGAGGTCTGCATCTGCCCGGCATGGGTGGACAACATGCGCTTCCAGATCCAGGCCGATGGTTCGGTTCCGCAGTCCGCCTACGGTGCGCAGTTCAACCTCTCGAACTTCGCGGCCGGCAGCACCTTCACCGGCCTCTCGGCCATGACGGCAGCTGCAACGCCGATCGCGGCCGCCTCGCAGGGCCAGCTGCAACTGATCGAGTTCGGGGAAGACATCGACAACAATGTTGGCGACGCCTTCACGGACCTGATCGTTGCGATCAGCTACCCGCAAGCCGTGTCCGGCTTCCAGACGTCACCAGGCTAAGGAGAGCCCTGACCAGTTTCGGGGGAGCCTTGCGGTTCCTTCGCCTGCTGACCAGAACTTGAAGGAGAGTCCAATGTCTATCGCAATGAGGTCTACAGACTTCAGGGCAATCGTCGAGCCGATCCTCAACGAGGAATTCGACGGTCTTTACGAGCAGCGCGCCGACGAATGGAAGGGTCCGTTCAAGGAAATCACCGGCACGCCACGTAACTATCATGAAGAACCTGTCCTGTTTGGTTTTGGAGCCGCCCCCGAGATTCCTGACGGGATGCCGGTCTCATACCAACAGGGCGGAACGCTCTTCATCAAGCGCTACCAGTATCGCGTATTCGGGTTGGCGTTCGCGCTCACCCAGATCCTGGTGGAAGACGGCGACCACATCCGCATCGGCCAGATCTACTCGCGCCACCTGGCGCAGTCCCTGATCGAAACGAAGGAAACGCTGACGGCGAACATCCTTAACCGGGCGTTCAACGGCTCGTTCCCGGGCGGCGACGGCGTCTCGCTTGTCTCGACTGCCCACCCGATCGCCAACGGCACGTTCAGCAATCAGCTTGCTACCGCCGCGGTGCTCTCGCAGACCAGCCTCGAGCAAATGCTCATCCAGGTCCGCGGCGCCGTCGACAACAACGGCAAGAAGATCCGGCTGATGCCGCGCGCCATCACCTGCTCGCCCTCGAACGTCTTCCAGGCCGAGACCATCCTGAAGTCTGCGCTTCGCACCGGCACTGCAAATAACGACATCAACCCAATCAAAAGTATGCAGCTGCTGACCGAGGGCCAGTACAACATGAGCCGTCTGACCTCCACCACGGCGTGGTGGGTCAACACGAACGCTCCTGAAGGTCTGAAGCTCGTCAAGCGCCGTGGTCTGAAGCGCTCCATGGAAGGCGACTTCGAGACCGACACCGCCCGCTACAAGGCGACGGAACGGTACATCCCGGGTTGGACCGATCCACGCACTGTGTTCGGAACGGCCGGTCTCTAACCGAGGCCTTTTTCGGCTCCCCTGGCGTGGCGTCTAAATGGGCGTCACGCCAGAGCCGCACAGGAGAACAGTCATGCACAGTCCAGACGACCTGCACATCGGCGGTGGCCGCGGCCAAGGTGGCCCGTTCTTCCTCCCTGGTTTTAGGTTGAACGCAGGCGTTGGCCCGCTCGCCCGCGTCTACATCTACGACATCATCCCGGTCACGTTGGGGGCGGCGCTTCTCGCAGTGCTGCAAGCTCAGACTGCGGCTGTCGCGCTTACCCTGGCCGCCGGCGCCGGCGTCACCACGGAAATCGTCAATGGCGAGACCCGGTACGTGCTCGACGTGCCGCGAACCGTCTCTCTCACTTCCGGCGGCGTCCTCTCGGCCGGCACGTTCACCATCGTCGGATACGACGTCTACGGCCAACGGATGACCCAGACGCTCGCGGGCCCGGCCACCAACACGGTCAACACCCTGAAGGCGTTCAAGTCGATCGTATCGGTCACCCCGAACACGACCAGCGCCACCACGGTCTCGATCGGCATTGGCGACACCTTCGGCCTGCCGTTCGCGATCTCCGACGTTGGCTATGTCCAAGCGGTGAAGTGGGCGCAGACGCTCGCTCCGGACGCCGGAACCTTCGTGGCGGCGGTTGCGACCGATCCGAACACGGCCGCCCTTGGCGACGTGCGCGGGACGTACCTGCCATCCTCGGCCTCCAACGGCACCAGGCGCTTGGTCATGAGCCTGGCGCTGAAGGACGTCCAGGTTAGCGCTGGCGCAACGCTGCGCGGCGCGATCGGCGTGGTCCCGGCCTAAACCCTTTGTTGAGAGAGACGAGGAGAGTCCAAATGGCAAAGACGACAGTGAAGGACCGGATGCTGGCCCACATCGGCCGCCGGATCACTCAAGCCCTCAAGAAGCAGCCCTATCGCGGTGCGCCGAGCTTTGACGACGTCAAGGTGGCAATCGTCGCCGCTTTCGCAGCGGCCAGCGAAGATCCTGACCAAGTCGAGGCGCAGGAAAGGGCCAAACTGCCGCCGCCCCTGCCTGCTCCGGTTCGGCCCACAAGCCTGCCGAGCTCTCCCCGGGTGAAAGGCGGCGTCGGCGCCAAAGGCACCACCGGCGGCGCTGGCGTGACGCGATCGATCCCGCGGAACATCCCGCGTCTCCCGCCCAACCCAAGTCCGGCACGTCCCCCGGCAAAGCCATAAGCGGAGGACCCAATGCGGCCGGTTACACTGACGCTGCAAGGTACTGGCGTCGGGGTGCTGAATAGCGCCCCGTGCCCGATGGACATCTACAAGAGCCCGTTCAATGTCGGCATGGGCTTCAACACGGGCGGCGCCACGACCGCGTTTACGGTCCAGCACAGCTTCGAAGACCCGGCGAGCTACGCCTCGGCGGCGCTCTACAACGCCAATGCCAAATGGTTCGACCATCCGTTCATGGCCGCCATGGTGGCCGACGAGGACGGCAACTATGCCTTCCCCGTGCGCGCCATTCGGCTTCAAGCCAGCGCCTCGGGCACCGACACCGCAACGCTCACCATCATCCAGGCGGGCTAGTTAATGGCCGGCGTGTCTCTCTTCGCCGGAGTCTCCCAGGTGCCCGGTGTGGTCTTCGGCGAGGGCGTGAGCCAATCAGCCGGGGTCACGCTCGGTGGGATGGGCCTCCCAGGTGTGCCGTTCGGCAACTCGACGGTCGTGCGCAACTCCGTGGGATATGCCGAGACTGCCGCTGGGGCCCTGGTTTCGTTCCCGATCAACACGAAACGGCAGACCGATCTCGGGCTTCTGGTCGAGGGGCCAAGGACCAATCTCCTGACGTTCTCTCAGGCCTTCAGCAATGCCGCGTGGGTTAGCGGCGCGACGCAACTCACCATTACGGACAACAACGCGGTCGGCCCTGACGGCACAATGACCGCAAGTCGCTGGGCGAACACGTCGACCTCCAACGCTCATCGCGCGCGGCAGGATAATCTCTCCGTCACGAACGGGTCGAGATATACGCTGTGGTGCATCGTCAGGATGGGGACGCACCGCTATCTCCAACTTGTTCCGTCGAGCGTTGGTTTCGCAGCAGGCCTCTATGCAAATTATGATTTGCAAAACGGCGTTGTGACCGCGGTTGGAACTGGCCAATCCCTTTTCAGTTCCGACATCGGCATCACGTCCTTAACCGGCGGCTACTATCTCTGCTGGCTGACGGTAACGGCGAATCTCACGACGGCCGTTTCAAACGCCGCGTTTAGCTTGCAGAACAGTCCTACGGCCTCGCAGCTGAACGCCTATGCTGGGACCGCGACCACGGTCTTTGTGTGGGCCGCCGGCGTGGCGCCTGGATTGGTCTCAGCCGTGCCGGTTCTCACGGTGGCTTCGGCGGTCACGACGGCGGCGGATGTCGTCACCTATGCGCGGACGGGAACGCCAGCTGGAACGGTCGTTATCGAGGCTATCGCCCCACTCACCAACGCTGTGGCGAACGTCCTCTGGGAGTGGCACGACGCCTCGGAGAACAATCGTCACCGGATCGAGCGCAACACGAGCCGGGAGGTCCACTACATCGTCACCTCTGGCGGCGTTGGCGTTGTCGATCTGAATCTCGGTATCGCGGTGAACGGCGGCAGCTTCAAGGTCGCTGCGGCATGGGCGCTGAACGATTATGCCGCCTCGCTGAACGGGGAGGCGTGCCTGACGGATGCCGCGGGGGCGCTTCCTGTCGGGCTCACCACAATCCAGTTCGGCGGGGACAGTGCCGGCAACTACTTGGGCTCCTATATCGCGTCCGCGCTCATCTACGCGGCGCGTCAGTCAAACGCAGAGCTTGAGGCAGATGCGCTCTATCCGCCGGCGCCGCCGCCACTGCCTGCGGTCAAGTCAATCCTCATCGATGCCGACGACGATTCCGACATTGACGACGCGATCGACTCGCTGACTGCCCTCGCGCTTGAAAAGGGCGGAGAGTGCACCCTGCCTGGGTATTGCGTGACGTCGTCCAACGCCGGGGCTGCTGGATGCCAATATGCCTTCCTGAACTTTTACGGCCGGACGGCCATCCCAATGGGGCAAAACGTCAACGATCTCGGGACGTCGACCAGCGTATATATCGCCCCTGTGATCGCGAACTACGGCGTTGCCGGACACGTGACGGCGGCCGACTTTGAGTACGGGGTCCAGACCTATCGGCGCACCCTTTGGGACGCGCCGGACGGAAGCGTCCCGATTATCGTCACCGGCGGCGGCTCGACTCTCGCGCTCACGGCGAGAACGGGGCGCACTGCGGCCGTGCCCCTGAACGGCGTGGACCTCATAAATCGCAAGGCGAAGGAAATCTGGATCGTCGCCGGCAACTGGCCGTCCGGCGCTGGCGTCTCGGATATGACCAACACGCGCCTTGCCTACCAATGGGTTTTCGACAACCTCAACGTGCCGATCATGATCTTCGGCGTCGATCAGGTCGGAGCGATCAATACCGGCGGGAATGTGATGGTTGGGCTTGCGGCGAACAATCCTGTTCGGTTCGCCTGGGAGACGTATTTCGGAGGATCGAACCCGGCCAACACACGCCCCGGCTGGGCGCAACCTGCCATCCTCGCCGCGGTGCGTGGCATGTCAGGGCTTCTTAGCATCACGGGCGCGAACGGTTACGCGACCGTCAGTCCGACCACTGGCGCCACGCAGTGGAACGCGACGCCGAACCGGAAGCACAACTATCTCGGCAAGGTCATGTCGGACGCGAACTTCGTGACGACAATCAATGCACTGATCGCGCCCGGCCCATGAGCGACGAGAATCACGTTAAACTGACTTCGATGAGAGGACCGACCCAATGAGCAAGACGCTTCGTTACCTGCCCGAGGGCAAGGACTTCGGCGGCGATGCCTTCGACAACAAGCACGTCTTCACCCCGTCCGGACATCGGCCGGAGGTCTTCAGCGGCGCGAAGGGCTACGCCAAAGGCGGCACGGTCACCACCACGCCGGTCGAGACGAACAGGCAACTCAATCCCTCGACCGATCCGACGTCGGCCAAGGCGAAGGCGGACAACACCGCAGAGGCCAACTGGCGCAAAAGCGGCGGCTACGGCTTCAAGAAGGGCGGCAAGGTCAACAAGGGTGACCGCAACGCAGGCCTGATGCGCGCCGCACAGGCGGCGAAAGCGGGACGCGGGCCGCTGAAGCTCGCGGAGGGCGGATCGGTCAACAAGAAGATCGGGACCAAGATCGGGCCCAAAGCGCCATCGATCACCGACCGGTTGTTCGGCACGCTCAAGAAGATCCACCCGCTCACGGGGGCAATGGACAAGATCAACGACGCGCTGACGGGCAACAAGTCCTCGTCCGGCACGAAGTTCGGCCGCGCCGATACCGGCAAAGCCTTCAAGAAGGGCGGCAGGGTCAAGAAGTATGCGATCGGCGGCCAGATCACGCCGATGCAGCCAGGCGCCCTGGCGATGGCGAGGCCGGCGGCGATGGAACGACCGCTGCCCATGGACCGGCCGTCGCCGATGGCTGCGCCAACGCCGCTCAACCCGCAGACGTTCGGCGGCACGGGCACCAGGGATCTCGGCAGGCTTCCCGGCGCACAGCCTGGTCCGGGCATGCCCACCCAGACGCAACTGCCCCCGGCGGTGCAGACGGCCGGTCAGAACCTCGGCAACATGGCGGGCAAAGTCATCGCCAAGCGGCTCATGGGTGGTAAGGGCGGCAACAACGTGTTCAAGGGCTTCGCCAAGGGCGGCAAGGTCGGCGGCGAGAAGACCATGGTCCGCAAAGGCGTCCACCAGCACGAGCGCGCGATGCACAAGGGCAAGTCCGTCACACCGCTGAAGTTCAATGCGGGCGGCGGCGTGGCCATGGGCCTGGGCGGTCTTGGCGGCGGCGGCGTCGATCCCAACCAGGTCTTGCAGAACATGACCACCATGGGCGCTAATACGACCATGGGCGGCAATGGGATGCAGCCAATCACCACGCTCAAGCGTGGAGGCAAGGTCAAACGATGAAAACGGAAGTTATGCGGGCTCAGCGTCAGGCGCTTGATGAATGGGCCCGCATGTACGAAGCCGACGGCACCGAGGGTAGCGCCTCGGTCGCGTTCTTCCTGGGCAAGGCGTCTCGACAGATCGGGCGCATCTTGGAGGACCCGAACGTGCCCGACGAGCCGTTGCCAGCCGAACCGGTCACCGAGCATCCGCGCGCGGACGACACAATCGACTGAACCCGTGTTAGAGTGAGTCCTGGGTCGGCGCGTTGCCCGCTGGCTGGTCGCAATCAGGAGATCAGCCAATGCCCATGAAGTCTCGTGCGCAGAACCGTTTCATGCACGCCGCGGCCGCGGACCCCGAGGTCGCCGAACGCCTGAAGATCAAGCCCAAAGTCGCCAAGAAGTTCGTGAAGGAGAGCCGCGGCCAGAAGGTCAGCCGGCTCCCCGAGCGCAAGGTCCAGAAGCTCGCCAAGGGCGGGCGCGTGAAGGACAGCCCTATCGATCCGCAGAAGCGGGATATGAACCGTATCGAGACGCAGAACTATGACGTGCTGCGCACCGGCAAGAAGAAGTTCAGGCCGGATGAGGCGCGCGAATATGCAACCAGCCCCAGTGGGCGGTTGCCAATGGTTGACGAGCGTGAAGAGCCTGCCGCGCGCTCGGATATCAAGATCCTCGGGACTCGCAAAAGCTTCGATGATCTGAAGCAACGGCAGCAATACGCCCAGGGCGGCACGGTCAAAGCCGACAAGCCGTCCTGCAAGTGGTGATCTGATGGCCACCTCAGGCACCGTCAGCGGGCATCCCTACCCGATACGCAAATTGCTCGACCATGCCTTCATGAGGGCTGGTTACGAGGTGCAGAAGATCGTGCCCGAGGGCATGACGATCGCGCTTGATCTGCTCTATACGCTCTGCACCGACCTCATCAACGCCGGCTTCCCGCTGTGGACGCGGCAATACCTGCTGCTCAACATCACGCGCTTCTCGCCCAACGTGACGTTCCCGCGCGGTGTGGTCGATATTCTCCAGTCCTACTGGCGATCGCTCAATCCCTACCGAGGCGTCTGCACGGTCAACGGCGGCGGCCCTAACTCGACGCTCTTCTCGACCGAGGAAGAGGCCGATGTGCCAATTACCAGCGTCATGGTCGATTTTACGACGGTGACCATCCTTAACACCATCGGCGTGCTGCTCGGCGGGGCGGTGGAGGTCACGACAAGCCTGACGGTTGAAACGTCAAGCGATGGGATCACCTGGACAAGCAGCCAGTTGCTTCCGTCAACCACGTTCGTGCCGGGCGATTGGTCGTATTTCGATCTCGACCCGTCGACCCAGTCTCAATACGTGCGCCTGGGCTACACCGGCCTGGGGCAGTTGGCCGTGAACCACCTGAACTTCGGCCTGGCGAACGGCGTCGATACCCCGCTCGGCATCGAGAACATCGACGACTACTTCACCTTGCCGAACAAGGCTCAACTGTCCAACCGGCCGGTCGTGGCCTATGTCGATCGCCAGATCACGGACGGCATTGATGGCCCGATCCTGAAAATCTGGGGCGTGCCTGATCAGTCCGCGTTTTTCTCCGGCACCATCACCGCTTTGACGCGGCGCTACATCCAGGACCCGGGCACTCTCCGCGATGACCTGGAGATCCCGCGGCGCTGGATCGAGTGCGTCCAGTGGACCTTGGCCGAGAAGATCCTGGCGGAGATCCCGGCCAGCATCCTGCTCGCCGACCCGCCGGAACTGACCGCGCTCAAGCTTCAGGAGCGCAAGCAGCGCCTGGAGTTGTGCGAGCGCCGCGCCAAGGAAGCCCGCCTGCTGGCCTGGTCGGAAGAGCGCACCAAGGCGCCGATCCGGATCACGCCAAACATTTCTCCGTACACAAAGTGATCCGATGCCAAAATTTATCGACACCAGAGGCCGGACTAAGATCGCAATCGCGATCTGCGGACGCTGCTCGCTCAAGTTCCCCTACGACGAGCTCGTGGAAGACCTGAACATCCCGGGCCTGTGGGTGTGCAAGGACGACCAGGACAAGTTCGACCCGTGGCGCCTGCCGGCGCGCATGACCGAGGATATCAGCCTCGATCATCCGCGCCCGGACGTCGGGATTTCCGACCTGGGCCCGACGCCGCTCTACGGCACGAACCAGTTGGACCCGGTCGTCAACAACGTCTCGGTAGTGGGCGGGCGTCCCATCACCTCGCTGCGTCCCGCGCGCATCTGGCAACCGCGCACCTTCTATCGGAAGGGCGACACCATCGTGCCGAAGGACCCGAACGCAGACACGACCGTGCTGCCCCAGCCCATCATCGTGGTGCTCGAAGACGGCTGGAGCGGTGACGAGCCGCCCAACTGGCCCAAGGCGGCGGGCGTCTACTTCGAATCGGGCGAGCCCTGATGGCCACGCCGGAAGAAGACGTCGTTGCATCGAAACCTGTCGGCACCGACGAGCCCTCGCACGTGCTCAGGCGTCGCGGCCGTGAGCGCGATGGGATGCACGTCTCGCTGATGCAGTTCGAAGCGCGCCCCGAACGGCCGCCACCGTTGAAGATGATGACCATCGGCGGCGGCGGCGATGCCTCGATCGCGCTGAAATAGGTGACCGATGCCTGAAACCACCACATTCACCAGCCTCAAGAACGACGTGAAGGGCTATCTCGAACGGGGTGGATCGGCCGTGTCTGACCCTGAGGTGTTCGCGCAGATCCCGCGGCTCATCAATCTCTGCGAGCGCAATATCTCGGACCGCCTGAAGCTCCTGGGCCAGATCGAGATCCTGCGGGACCTCTCGGGCCTGGTCATCAACCAGCCGGTCATCACCAAGCCAGACCGTTGGCGTCAGACCGTGTCGTTCCATTTCGGCGCCAGCGTCGAGAATATGAGCATGACGCCGATCTTCCCGCGCTCTTACGAGTATTGCCGGATGTATTGGCCCAATCAGGCCGATGTCGGCGTGCCGGAGTTCTACGCGGACTACGACTATCAGCACTACCTGATCGTGCCGACGCCGATAGCGACATACCCGCTCGAAGGCGTGTTCTACATGCAGCCGCAGCTGCTGGACGACGTGAACCAGACCAACTTCTTTTCGGTCTACACGCCAGCCGTCCTGCTCTACGGGACGCTGCTCGAGGCCGTGCCGTACCTCAAGAACGACGAGCGCATCCCCGTCTGGGAGAAGAAGTTCAACGAAGGCCTGGGGCTGCTCAACGGCCAGGATCTCCAGCGCATCCTCGACCGCGCGGTTGAAAGGAATCAGACATGAGTTGGCTCAACGTCTTCACGGGAGTCGCCCAGCGCTCGGCGTTCCCGGAATACGAACTCATCACGCCCACGGGCGATGTGACGCTGGTCTGGCCGACCGAAAGCATGTCGGGCGTTCCCTACGTGGCGGACTGGATCGACGTGAACTCGACGGACTGCGACTGGATTCGCATGCCCGATGCGCGCCAGGCGGCAACCGGTATCTCGCTGGTCATCGCCAACATCGGCACGGACGCCTTCGAACTCCAGGACAATATCGGCGGTCAGATCACGATGGTCGACCCGGGCACCGCCTGGGTCATCCTGTTGACCAACAACACGACGCAGGCGGGCCTCTGGCGCGTGGTGCAGCTGGGCGCCATGACGTCGGACGCGCAAGCCGGCGCGCTCGCCGGCGCTGGCCTGGAAGCGAACTACACGCTGCTCCGGTCCAAGATCGCCACAGTCTTCGCGGACGACACCGACCTCACCCTGACCGAGACGCACCGCGCCAATGCGATCGTGCTCCAGGGCCCGAACGATCACACCTTCCAGTTGGCGGCCATCGGCAACGGGCTCTTGAGCACGCTGAAGCCCGGCTGGTGGGCCATGGTGACCAACGAGTCGAGCGGCGTCCTGACGATCGATGCCTCTGGCACCGACACGATCAACGATGGCCTGCCCTCGTTCGATCTCCCGCCCGCAACCACGGATCTGCGCTACAGCGCGATCATCGTCGCCTCATCGACCGGCTTCCACGTCTTCGGCGCGCAACCGATCCCGGTCCCGATCTCAGCGGGCGGCACCGGCGCGACCACGGCGCTGGGCGCGCTTCAGAACTTCGGCGGCACTGCCCTTGGCATCGCGATCTTCACCGCGCCGTCGGCCGCGGCGGTCCTG